ACGTGGTTGGTCAGCTGATGGAACGTCCTGTTAGAGAAATACATCAAATGTTTGGAGCTTGGCAAGATCAAGATTCGGCATTGTATTGTGAAGCACTCCCTGCAATTAACCCAAAAGATATTCTTGTAGACCGATTGTCACGTAGGTGGATAGTTTTAAATACGGGCTCATATTCAAAAGGAACCCATTCAATAGGGCAAATTGTTCAGCTTCGACAGATCGAAAAAGAAGATATCGTATACACATTTCCTATAACTTATTAACCAAGCCTCATAAAAAGTGCCCACTATAAAACAACTGACTCGTAGGAAATATTATACTAGTCATAGGGTAGAATTAATAAAATAATGTAGTGTCCTGTTGTTTTGATTGTAATTCTATGAAACGTAACAGAACAGCCAATGAGTTTATTTCTAAATGTAAAAAAATTTTAGCCCATTATAATACGAAATGAATAGTATCCCGTTATTTGGAGTTTTAGTTTTAAATCGTGCAGATTTACTATTACGTTTATTTGAAAGTATCGATTATTCAATCGATGAGATTGTTATTGTTAATAACAGCACTAAGCCAGACGTAGCAGAGGCTATAGAAAAAATAAAAATAAACTTCCCCCAAACCACCGTCTATACCCCAGGACACAACATGGGCGTCGGACCAGGATGGAATTGGATATATAAATCATTTGATAAGCCATGGTATCTCATTGCGGGAAGTGATGTACAGTTCACCCCAGGGGATCTAGAAAAGATGGCGGCAGCAGCATGGGATGAGCATTTGAATTATGGCCACATATACGGCAATTTGGAGATGAATGCTTTTGTAACAACGAAGTTAAATTTAGAAGTGGTAGGCTATTTTGATGAGAATTTTTATCCAGCCTATCTCGAAGATTGTGACATGAAGTGGAGAATGAAGGTATTAAAAATAGGTACTCTTGTAATTGGTGGTACTAATATTATACACGGCGAAGCGCCTACGTGGGGCTCACATACTATATACTCGGATAAGAGATTAAAGTTTCTAAATAGTATTACTCATCAAAATGGTTGGAATTACTATGAGAGAAAATGGGGCGGACAAAATGACCGCGAGATTTTTAGCACACCATTTAACAATCCAAAGATACATCCTAAAGAATGGATATTTGATCCTGAGCTTAGAAAGTTAAACGATATTTGGGGCGTATAAAATATGGACTTTAAAAATATCCCCATAATTATACAGAATCGAGATCGTGTTTCTTGTTTGAAAGAGCAGATCGAAGCCTTTGAAAAACGAGGTTATAAAAATATTCATATAGTAGATGTAGCTTCTACTTATATCCCTCTATTGGAATATTACAAAACATTGCCGCATGAAATAATCTACTACCCAACCAATGAGCACGGACATACAACCTTTGTAAACGCGGGAATAGTACAACAGTTCAGCCACGATTGGTATGCATATACCGATCCGGACATCATTCCTTGCGAAGATTGCCCAGATGATTTTATGGAATTTTTTTGGAACCTTCTTCAATACAGCCCAGATTTATTAAAAGCTGGGTTCTCATTGAAAATCGATGATATACCAGAACACTATGAACCAAAGCAAGAGCTAGTAGGATGGGAAAAGCAGTATTGGGTCAATAAACTTCCTAGTCTTAATGCCTACTTGGCTCCGATAGATACAACATTTGCCTTATGTCGTCCAGGTACTTCCCCTATATGGGCATGGGCAGCACGAAGCGGTTCCCCATATGTAGCACGACATTCTTCGTGGTACTTAGATTTGAAAAATCTGCCTGAAGAAGAAATTTATTATTATAAACATATAAAACAAGGAGATACACATTGGAGTCAAATAAACAGCTCGCGGTCATTACCGGGGGCGCCGGTTATCTCGGATCTGTACTAACCCAATATCTGTTAGAACGTGGTTATAGGGTTAGAGTATTCGATAACCTTATGTATAAACAACTGTCTTTGTTAGAATATTGTTTTAACAAGGACTTTGAATTTGTATTCGGAGATGTACGGGATTTTAAAACTCTGGCTAAAGTTACTGAAGATGCAGAAATAATTATTCCGCTTGCGGCTATAGTTGGGGCACCAGCATGCGAGAAAGATCGCAAAATGACCTTCGACGTCAATTTTATGCATATAGTAGCATTAAAAGATTGTACCGTTGGAAGTCAGAAAATAATTTTCCCGTGTACCAACAGTGGTTATGGTATTGGGCAAGAGGGTATTTTTTGTGATGAGGAGACACCACTAAATCCCATCTCACTGTACGGTAAAACCAAAGTTGACGCAGAAAAGGCGCTGCTAGATACTGGTCGTGCAGTTACTCTACGATTAGCAACAGTATTTGGAATTAGTCCAAGAATGCGGCTCGATCTTTTAGTCAATGATTTTACATATAAGGCGGTGGCAGATGGTTATCTCGTATTATTTGAAGAGCATTTTAAACGTAACTTTATTCATATTCGTGACGTAGCACGCACCTTTTTATTTGCTATTGATAACTATGATAAAATGGTGGGCAAGCCTTTTAATGTTGGATTAGCAGATGCAAATATGAGTAAAAGAGAATTAGCCGAAACGATAAAAAAATATGTGCCAAAACTTTCAATACAGAGCGATGCAATTGGACAAGATCCAGATAAACGAAATTACATCATTTCCAACGAGCGTATTGAGAAGCTCGGATGGACTTCTGAATTTCCATTAGAGCCCGGCATTGAAGAACTTATTAAAGCATACAGTATTATATTGAATAACAGCAATTCCAAATTTACAAACCTATAATGAAGAACATACTCATAGTACATCCAAGTCGCGGCAGACCGCAACAAGCAAAGAAGATCTATGACCATATTCTAAAGACTTTGTCCGGAGAGAATATGCTGAAAAGTTATGTAGTATCTGTGGATCTTGACGATCCAACAATGCCAGAATATAATGATTTATTCCCTTTAACATTGGTACATGAAAACAATGGTGCGGTTCAGGCTACTAATCGTGCCTATGATCGTACACTTCTAGAACAACATGATATATGTATTATCGCCGCGGACGATATCTATTTTCCAGAAAATTGGGACAAGGATTTAGTTGCCGTATTCGATCAGTATGGATATGATAAGATTGTAAAGACTACAAACCAGTTCCAAGGTAATTTGGATCTAATAAATCTACAAGCAGCCGGTACGCAGTTCTGGTTAGATTATGGAATATTCTATTGGCCAGAATATATTAACATGTTTGCTGACGATGATTTAACGATATGGGCAAAACAAAATAACAGATATGTCGAAGCACGGCATCTGTTCTTTGCACACATGCAATACTCACTACAAATGCCTCCAGAAGTTGTTGAGAAGTTCGGAGCTATACACCAGTTCGATGAAACATATGCGCGAGAAAACAGTGGTATTGGATGGACAGTAGGACAAGAGGTAATAACAAGAAGAAGACAGGAGGGTTTTCCACATTATGGCAAGAATTAGTTTGATATATCCAAGCGATGGGTTATGTTATAAATTCGCACGTAACAGAACACGACGTATGCCTTTAGGTTTAGCATATATCGCGGCGGCCTTAGAAAAAGCACAGCATGATGTAAGCGTAACTGATGGGGCATTACACGATCTATCTGTAGAAGATACGGTGGAACGTGCGATGAAGACAGACCCACAATTTGTTGGTATCGGATGTACAACTCCGCTGTATCATCAAGCTGTGGCTATTATAGATCTAATAAAGAAACTCTCTCCCAACACAATCGTGTTGTTTGGAGGCCCCCACGTCAGTGCTCTTCCTGATCCAACGCTTAATTCCAGCAGGGCTGATTTCGTTTGTATAGGAGAAGGTGAAGAGTCTGTTGTCGCTATCATTGACAATATACTTTCTGGAAAGAACGATTTTAAGAGTATCCCCGGTATCGCATATAGAACCGATACCGGCGCGATTGAACATAATGTGGAATATAGATTGCGTCTACACCAATCAAAGGTCACTACGGTGAAGGCCATTGATTTGAATAAATGTCCCATGGCAGCTCGGCATCTATTCGAATGGACTAAGTATGTTGATTATGCTCGCGATATTTATACTCCACAAACGGGTACCATGTTCTCACGCGGATGTCCTGGAAAATCATATGATGATAAAACAGAAATTTATTCTGAAAATGGCTGGAAACTTTTTAAAGATTTAAAAGATGAAGAAAAAGTTGCTGCCTATCATCCAGAAACAGATAGTCTTATATTTGAAATTCCTCGAGGACGTTTAACATATCCTTATAAAGATGATATGATTCATATACATAATAAACAAGTTGATATAATGGTTACTTCAAATCATGTTAATTATTGTAATACAAATGATGGAGTTTATAGTAAAAAACCTTACAGATTTGAAGATGCTATAAAGTTTCTGGAACTTGGGGAAAATCAACAAAGAGCTTTTTTAAAAGGATGTAATGGGCATCAAGGGAAAAATGAACCCATAGTAATAGGGAAGCATACCTTCGAACCAACAACCTTCTTTAAATTTATGGGCTATTATTTGTCCGAGGGTTATACAGTAAAGAAAGAAGGGGCAATTTGGTTATATCAAAATGAAGATAGTCCCGCATTTCAATCTATGTTGCAATGTACGAAAGACATGGGAATGAGATCTTTTATAGTTAAACGGCCGAAAAAACTTAATGCGCAAGCAAGGGCCATTATTTTTAAATGTAAAGATTTGGCGGATTATTTAAGGCCTCTTGGACGAAGCTGGGAAAAAGGTTTGTACAAGGAATTATTATCGTATGATAAAAAATATTTAAAGATTTTCTTAGATGCTTATGTGGAAGGAGATGGCTCTATAAATATATTTAAAAATAAAAGTCATGCTAAACCACAAACAACCATATATACAACCTCTAAAAAAATGGCAGATGATATACAATACATTACATTTTTATTGGGGCGCTCGGCCAATGTGTTTATAAAAATTCGTGATACTGAACGATTGTTACAGGACCACATTGTAAAAAAGTCACGTCCCTTATATCAAATTACTATTCCTACTAATGATTCAAATACTTTTATTACCGGAGCTGATGTAAAACGAGTGCCATATAATGGAATGGCCTATTGTGTCGAGGTTAGTACAGGGGTTATATTAATACGACGAAACAATAAAGTTATTTTGAATGGAAATTGTGCATTCTGTGGAGCCGCAGATACATTAGTTCGTTGGAGACATACAGATAATATCGTAGATGAATTAAAACAGATTGAAGATATGGGAATAAAAAATGTCTTCATTATGGATGATACCTATACAAACAATAAGAAGCGTATAATGGAAATCTCGCAACGTATTATTGACAGGGGTATAAAGTTACATATGTCCGTTCAATTACGTCTGGATCAACTCGACAAAGAGGTGTGCGACATCATGTATGCCAGCGGTATTCGTTATGTAGGTCCTGGAATCGAATCTGGTAATGAAGAGATTATGAAGGCAATAGGAAAAGGTCCAAAAGAAAATAAACATCATATGCGAGAGAAAATGGATTTGCTAAAACAATATGATTGGCGTGTACGATGTTCCTATGTGTTCGGGATGACGGGCGAAACCGAAGAACAGATTATGGAGACCATCGAGTTTGCTAAGGAACTAAAAGCTGACGAGAATGCTTTCTCAATATTAGTTCCATACCCGGATTCTCCTCTATGGGCGGTAGCAAAAGCCAGAGGATTAGTACATGATTATATGGACTTTAGTAAGTTTTTATATTACCACGAAATAGGTGCAAACCTATCAGCTGTTCCTACAGAGCGTCTTCTCGAACTTCATGAGTTCGCATACGAATATGTAGGTAACCCAGCATATGCGCTCGATGACAATTCAGTTAGTTCAGGAAATCGACCTCATGTTCCATATCTCACTTCAGAAGCTTTCCGTAAGTTCAGAGAAGCTGAACGAAAAGCAAAAGAAGTATCACACGATCAAGTGGATATAGATTTGGATTTAAGACGGAGAAGTCAAAATGCAATGTAGAAGTTGCGGGTCAGACCAACTTGTCCCCGTACTCAACCTGGGCCAAACACCCTGGTGTAATAATTTTATTACAAAGGAAGAGATAGGAAAGGAAGCCTTCTATCCTCTTGAATTAGTATACTGTGAAAAATGCACCTTATCACAATTGAACTATACGGTGCCTAAGGAAGTGATGTTTTCTAATCACACCTATGTATCTGGTACTACGAAAACACTGGCGAAACACTTTTTTGATTTGGCGAAAGATAACATAGATATGTTTTCCTTATCGCCACATGATCTTATTGTAGACATCGGTGGTAACGATGGTACACAATTGTTACAGTACCAGAAACTTGGTATGGGCAACCTCGTCAATGTAGAGTCAGCCGGTAACATTGCTGCTATTTCAAACCTTCATGGGATAAATACTGTCGTTGGATTTTTCAATGAAGAGTTAGTTAGCGCGAATTTTGCGCCCCGTTCAGCCAAATTAATAAATGCTGCTGGGGTATTCTTCCACCTCGAGGAGTTACATTCTGTACTTCGTGGAGTAAAGAATCTTCTAAGCGATAATGGTGTTTTCGTTATACAATTTATGTACCTTAAAGACATCATTGAGAACATGGCATTCGATGCTATCTATCACGAGCATCTGTGTTATTATACATTGAAGTCGTTGGATAATTTGCTAAGACCTTACGGACTTCGGATCTTTCATGCATTTCATTCTCCAATACATGCTGGCTCGATGATGGTTCGCGTAAGCCATGAGGATTCGTCGGCTATGCATACATCCTTTCTGGACATACCCTCGGAATCAAATCAATGCGATTTAGTAAAAATAAAAGCCTTTGCACAACAGGTTGAAAATAAAAAACATGACCTACGAAACATACTCGAACAGCTAAAAAAAGGCGGACTAAAAGTTTATGGGTATGGTGCCCCAGCCAAATCAACCACACTGTTGAACTATCTCGGCATAGATAACACCCTTATCGAAAAGATGGTTGAAGTGAATGGTCTAAAAGTTGGAAGATATACTCCCGGAACACACATACCTATTGTAAGAGAGCGTATGGAAGATATCCCAGATTACTATCTTATGTTAGCGTATAACTTTAAGGACGAGATCTTGGAACGAAATCGTGGTGCCAACGTTACATTTATTACCCCATTTCCAAACATTATATTACATAGGCCACAACCATGAATTTAGAAAACTATAAAGGTAAGCGCGTTTTAATGACCGGAGGAACCGGCTTCTTAGGAAAGAACATTGTTCCATATCTACAAAACTTAGGCGCAGAAATAATCACCCCTTCAAGTCAAGAGTTTGATCTGACGAAGTGGAAAGACACCATTCAAATGTTCCTCCAATACGGTGATTTGGACTACATCATTCATGGCGCATCTATGCAGGGTGCTGGCGACTGGAATGCTTTTCACCAAGCTGACCAATTTAGAGTAAACACGTCCATCCATTCAAATGTATTAGAAGCATGGTACAGGTATCAACCTCAAGCGATTATGATGGGCTGTGGTAGTTCTTGTAGTTATCCGGGCAATTTACACAGACTCAGAGAAGAAGATTATCTTACAGGACCTATGCACGAATCTCTTCAGTTCTACGGACTAACCAAGGCTCTTATGCAACAAGGTATTGAGGCATATAAAGCACAGCATCCAACTATGCGAGGAACCACCGGTGTATTCGCAACGCTTTATGGGCCGCATGACCCCGTTGGAGAACGTGCGCATGTTGCTACTGCTTTGATTACAAAATTCGTTAAAGCAAAAAAAGAAAGTCTGCCCACCGTTGAGGTATGGGGAGATGGCACAGCTACACGAGAACTTACTTATGTAGACGATCAGATCCGCGGCTTACTTATGATAGCGGATTATAATGGCCCGATTATCAACATCGGAACTGGTATAGAAATAACTATTAGGGAGTTAGCCGAACTCATATCAGAATTAACCGAATATGATGGACAGATAGTATATAATCTGAACCAGTTCGTTGGGATAAAGCACAAGGTGTTGGATGTTAGTTTGGCAAAAAAACTATACGGATGGACAGTTGATCCTCCGCTTATTTCACTGCGCGAGGGGCTTAAGAAGACCATTGAGTGGTATGATATAAATGGTTTGGAGATGTCCACCAGAGCATCATATAGTGATAAATTTAAAAAATAATATGAATATAAAAGTCATAACAACCTACCCAGTCGCGCTTGATTCAAATGATCATCTTTATCCTCACGGAACTGCCCATGATAATAATGCTAACTGGCGTTTTAATGACAATGTATATAATCTGGTTCCAGAACGCCCACTAAATGTTTTAGATTTGGGATGTGCCGGTGGTGCGATGATAAAAAATTTCGTAGAAGATGGGATAAGTTTTGAACTGCCTGATGGCAGTCCTTCTGTGGTCGCTGTAGGATTAGAGGGTTCCGATTATTGTAAAAAAAATAAACGTTTTGAATGGAAGTATATACCAGATAATTTATTTACGTGCGATATATCCAGACCATTTGAAATCCTAATGGATAGTATACCATTAAAGTTTCACGTAATTACTGCCTGGGATGTGTTGGAGCATATGAACAATCAGGAAAGACTTGATGGCGTATGTAGAAATATTGTCAACCATCTTGCACCAGCGGGCTATTTTATTTGTTCAATGCCAGCAAACGAAGAGGGGCCGGCTTATGGTGATCCCAAATGGCATCATATGCATCTCACCTCCGATCAATGGGAACATCAATTTGCTACGTATGGATTGGTACCCATTACACCCCGTTATTGGCATCCGTGTGGATGGTTGCGGGGAGAAGACGACGCACATTGCTATAGAAAGATACTAAGGAAAATATGAGCTTACAAGTAAAAACAGAACATCCGGTAGCAATTGATTCGCCGGACCACAAATGGCCGAAAGGCACAAGATATGATAATCATACCGACCCTATATTTATAGAAGAGGTAGAAAAATATTTCAACAATCAAAAAATTAACTTCGTCGATCTCGGTTGTGCAGGAGGCCAATTAGCACTGGACTTTATGGGTCGTGGGCATACCGCTCTTGGCTTAGAAGGAAGTGATTATTCTGCAATAAACAAAAGAGAGGGTTGGGCACGGTACTATGAAAAATATCTTTTTACTTGCGATCTAACCAAACCCTATACAATTACGAAAGATGATAAACCGTTACTATTCGACTGTATTACATCGTGGGAAGTATTGGAACATATAAAAGAAGAAGATCTGCCGCAGTTCATGCAGAATATCGTAAACCATTTAAAACCAGAAGGAATTTTTTGTGCTTCCGTTACTTCTTATCCTGACTTTTTTGGTTTGATGGTACCGCCATATACTCCCGAGCTAGACAAACCCCTACACCAAACAGTACAACCATTTGAATGGTGGAGACAAAATATATTTGCACCGTACATTGAACTCATAGAACCATATCCATTCACCAGCCATGTTCGTGCGGACGTTAATCCGCCTTATTCAGCATGGTTCGCATCAAGGAAAAAACAATGATATTCACCATTAAAACAGAATGGCCAGTAGCCATAGATTCAAACGACCATCTTCATCCTAAAGGAACAAAGGATGATAACCACACTTCGCTTGCTTATATAGAAGATGTGGAAAAATATTTTAACGATAGAAAAATTAATTTTATGGACCTCGGTTGTGCAGGCGGTCAGCTTGCAGTAGACTTTGCTACAAGAGGGCATAATGCCTTAGGCATAGAAGGTAGCGACTATTCTGCAGTACATGGTAGAGCGTGTTGGGCAGAGTATCATAATAAGAATCTTTTCACATGCGATATCAAGAAACCTTTTACAGTATTAGGGGATGGAGAACCAATCTTATTTGATTGTATTTCTTCATGGGAAGTTTTAGAGCATATTAAGCGTCCAGATCTTCCACAAATGTTACAGAACGTGGCCGACCACTTGAAACCGGATGGTATCTTTACCGCCAGTATAACGCACTGCCAAGATTTTTGGGATAATGGACAACCTCCTTATACGAAACATTATGATATTCTTATGCATGAAACGGTCGAAGAGCCCGCGGTATGGCACAATGAAATTTTAGCACCATACTTCGAATTTCTTCCCTACCCATTCAGAAGCCACGTACGTGACGAATTAGACCAATGGGGAGTTACAACTTGGTTTATGGCAAGAAAGAAATGAAAACATTATACACATTAATAGATCCTTATCCGTACTCACAACTCACTGTACACGAAGATTATAAAGTGTTGGCAAAGAGGCTTGGGTACGAACATAAATTCTATACAATTGACCAGCAAATAAGGGAAGAGATCGACCACGACTCTTCCCCCGATGCTATTTTTATGTTTGAGCCGGCGCTATTAAAACACCCCCACAAAACAACTAAAGATATAAGACGGTGGTTTCCAAACTGTAAAATAGTAGCTCTCTCGTCAGAAGCGCTTACATATAAGCACGGATACCAATGGTGGTATCCAGAAAATTTAACGAAAGAGTTTGAGATTTACGATGGGTATGAAGTAGATCTTTGGCTCGATATCAACGATGAGATAGTAGAAGACTATCGAGCAAAAGGTTTGAAAGTGGATACTTGGGAAATGACTACATCTCATTTCTTAATCGATCTTTATGAAAATCGTGTACGATTGCCAAAGACACAAGATATCATTAGCCTGATGGGACATAGAAATCCTTATCGCAACGCTCTTATAGAGTTTCTCTCCGCGCGATATAAATGTCAGTTCGGCGTACATCCAGATCATGCGGATTTCAACTTAGATCACATGTATGAGCAATTTTCTGGTTCGCGTATTGTATTGGGAACGTCTTCTCCCTGTTGGTGGTCTCAAAGAAGTATGAAGGGTTTTCGTGATTGGATAGGCCCAATCTGCGGTACTGTACTTATTTACGATAATTACCCAGATGTTTTAAAGAAATATCCAACGTGTCCAATATATGACTATGATAAATTTGAAACTATAGTAGATCGGATCAATGAGTTGGTAAACAATCCAGAACACTATTATGCTGTATTGGCAACTCAATTGTCGTGGATAAAAGAAAACACTATTGCCATCCAATTATTTAACGCATTAACCAAATATAATATTGTATGAAATACATTTATTCTGTAGTAGATCCCTACCAACCGTCACAACTAACTGTACACCGTGATCTCGAATATTTAGCAGGTATGTTGGGATATGGCTACAAAGGGTATATGCACGAACAATTCGACGCAGGACAAGTGGAACCAGATTCTACCCCCGGGACTATATTTGTATTTGAAGGTGCTGATCTAAAGGTTTCTAACAAGACTACGAAAGATGTGCGGGGCTGGTTTCCCAATAGTAAGCTTGTTGCCCTTACTGGGGAATCTCTTACTTACAAATATGGCTACGGCCATTACACAAACAACCCCACAAAGGAATTTGAGTTCTATGATGGCCATGATATTGATCTCTGGTTGGATGGCAATGATGAGATAGTAACAGATTATCGAGCAATTGGATTGACTATTGATTACTGGATGTGGACAACGAGCCATTACCTCATCGAACAATTTATCAATCGAGAAAGAATTCCTAAAGTTCAAGACACAGTATGCCTCATAGGACATAAAGGCCCTTATCGTCACCAGTTGATGGACTTTATGAACCAACGATATAGATGCCAGTGGGGCACTGGAGCTGATGTTGGTAACTATGATCTCGACCATCTATTTAGTTCCTTTGGCGGATCACGGTTTGTTCTTGGAACAACTTCTCCGTGTTGGTGGATAAATAGATCAGTAAAAGGTTTTCGAGATTGGCTTGGACCACTCTGTGGGACCGTCTTAATATATGACAATTATCCTGATGTTGTAAAGAAGTATCCATGCCCAATATACGACTATGATAATCTAAATACAATTGCAGAGTTGATGGAAAGTATATGGAATGATCCAATAAAGTATCAACAAATATTAAATGAACAGGTTGCTTGGGTTAAAGAAAATACCATAGCTAAACAACTATACAATCGCTTTAAACAATACAATATAATAGAAGGATTACAATGACAGTACACGAATATATAAGAGATTCAATTATTGGTATCGAAACGCCAATCTTAGTAAACATAGGAGCTGAACGTGGAGACGGGGAAACGACCGACTTCTGTACAGTTGCCCCGCACGGGAAAGTTTATTCAATCGAAGCCGATCCACGTACTTATGCGCTTCTGGAACCAAGAATGAATCAGTTCCCCAACCTAAAAACTTTCAACATAGCAATAGCAAATAAGAACGAGATGACAACATTCTATCTTAGCGGTGGTCCGAATCCCGCGGAACCGTATCATCCCTGGACATCAGCTTCTAACCTATTCTCGCGCGAACGAGATCATTCGGGAAACTATTATCCGTGGATGACTTCAGAGCCAATTCAAGTACAATGCCGTACGCTGGATTCATGGGCGGAAGAGAATGGTGTAGACCACATAGATTTTCTTTGGGTCGATATAGAAGGTGCCACACATTTACTTATTGAGGGTGGACAGAATATTTTAGCCAAAACAAAGTGGTTCTATACAGAAGCCTTTGATTGGCAACGGTATGATGGTGAAGGTTTGAAGAAAGATATTATCGCCTTAGTTCCAAATTTCGAATTGGTAGCAGACTATGGAAATGATGTACTACTAAAGAATAAAGTTTATAATGCCTAATCCTGGAATAATGTTGGCTGCATGGCCCGGGTCCCAACATTCTTTGACCATAGGAAAATATTTTCTTAAAACATACGAAGAGTATTTTCCAGATGCTACGATATATATTGGCATCAACGACGGTCCTTTTTTAGAGCAGTGGCTTGAAATATTAAAAGCCAGCAACTTAAATATACTTTATGATATTACCCCGAAAGCCATAACTATGAATTCAGATGCAAGTGCCTATCAGACTGCTCTGAAACTGTATAAAGAGAGTGGGAATGTTCACGATCTAATATGGTTTAATCATTTTAAAGGTGCCAGTCATGCCGAACATGAGTTACAGGCATACCAATTCTATTCACAAACTGATGGCTTAATGTGTAATAGACATGAAATAGAACAAGTGTTCTTGGATAATGATGCTGTGGGGTTGTATGCATTAACGGGCTGGCCAATCCACCACGATAAGTTGGACATTGGGCATGAGGATGATTTTAGTTCTCGATACCTAACTCTGCCATACTCAACTTTACGCATCACTGTTGTTTATACATTCTATGTTGCACGTGCAAAAGCAATTAGATACATAGTTGATAATGCAACAGTAGATTTCTTTGAACAGCCATACCCACATCGATTCTTCTTCGAACAGGATTTTTATCATATGATCTTCAGACAGGGTTATATACCCATTATTAAAATACCTTACCCGGGCCACGGCTTTACACAACAAACATTTACAACTATAATAGATAAATGGAAAGCAGATAATAATTTATGAAATCATTTGAAGAGATATGGAAGATAGGATTAGATCACAAGATTCAGCAAAAGAAAGTAGAATTTTTTCCATTTATGGAATTGTTGCTACAAGAGAATGTAAAAAATATTATGGAGATCGGTATGTGTTATGGAGGCTCCACAGTATGTTTTGCAAACTTGGCAGATGTAGTTATTGGCATAGACGTTCCTATTACAGCAAATGGAATTCCAACAGATGTATTAAGATCATACTGCGATTTTCGGCATGTTATTGGTAATACGCACGATGACAGTACAGTAGAATTAACAAGACAAACTTTGAATGGGTTATTGGTGGACATGTTATTTATTGACGGCGACCATGGTGCAGTTGGTGTCTGGCAGGACTTTAATAAATTTAGTCCGTTTGTAAAGTCTGGTGGTCTTGTTGCTTTCCATGATATTGCGGATAGTGTAGAACATAGATCTGTGGGAGTTAATCTGGTGGAAGTATATAATGAACTTGTTAAGACGCACAGGCATACGGAGTTTATGGAGCCGGGTGGATTAGATTGTGGGATCGGGGTTATATGGCTATGAAAGATACACCTATTTTTATAAATAGCAAGGATCGCTATTCATATCTCAAAAAGTTGGTCACACGCCTGGAAGAATTGGAGACGACTAATATAACTATTGTCGATACCGGTTCTACGTATCCTCCAATGTTGGAATACTATGAAACGTTAAAGTATCCTATTAAGCGCTTGGGCAATGTACAAACAGATGCCCACCATGCCCTATGGAATTGTGGTTTGATGCCAGACGGATGGTTTGTATACACTGATTGCGACGTTGTTCCTATGGAAGAATGTCCTAAAGATTATTTGGATTTTTTTTATGCTTCGCTTATGAAGTACCCCCAAAAAGTAAAAATTGGTTTTGGATTACATATCGAAGATATCCCAGATCACTATAAACATAAACATGTACTACCGGGGGAAGATGTGGGATTGCATCCAGGTGTATTGGAATGGGAAGCTCATTTTTGGCAAAATCCCATAGATAATCTTCTTTATGACGCTGACATAGATACCACATTTGCTTTATATAGACCGGGAACAATAGGTAGAACAGGACAGCCAGCCATACGTACGGGGCATCCCTACGCCGCCCGTCATTTAACATGGTATACAAATTCTTCAAATCTTACTGAAGAAGAGATCTATTATAAGGCACATGTAGTTCCAGGAGTTAGCTCTTGGGGTATATAGGGTATTGATTCTTAATCTTAATTTTTATATCATATAATGAGGAATACGCTATGAAAAAACAATCATTATTTATCCCGCGCTCTAACATGATAGGTGCCCCCGTCAACATGCATAATGTGAAACGGCAGCCCTCACATTCATTTAAAGCAGTTAGTGCTGTAGGTGCTTCAAGACAAGAAGGCCCATACGGCGGAGCAGTAGATAAAATAGGATCAGTCCTAACAAAAAAAGCACAGGCAATACTTCAAAAAATTGCGGGGGCATAAGCAATGCCTAAAATCCCTCAATCAGCAATGATGTTTGCGGACGATGCAGTTGTTTGGGGTGCCAAATTATTAAACGCATACGAGCAAGAGAAGCAATCGCCGAAAACAAAAAAAGCAAAAAAAATTCTTGAGAAGAAGGCAGACGGTATGTATCTTCTCGATGACGCACTGATTATGGGAAATAAACTGATGAAGCCGAAGAACCCTTCGGTACAAAAACCGCAACAAGCCGGTATTACTAAGATATCTGGACGTTATTTTATAAATGCCGAGGTCCCACCGCATATTCGTTCGTTACTTCGTGGTACCATAGCCCCTCAAAATAGGCACATGACATTAAAATTTTTAGGGGATTTGTCTGAAAAAGAAATAGGCGCCGTAAAAATTGTGCTGAATAGATTATCTGAAGAGGTCGCCGCGCCGGTAAAACATGTTGGATACAGTAATGCAACAAGACATGCTGTCCAAGGAGTCTACCATGCGGAAATGCATTCATCTGGATTACAGCGTATATTGAATAAATTAAATCGATTTTTACCGACACCGTCTTCGAATAAATTTAAGCCTCACATAACTCTTAGTATCGGGGCACCTGGTGAAATAACTAAATTCCGCATACCTACATTTAGAGTAAAAAAAATACAGCTAATGAGTTCCGATGGACAACACAATTATACGCCTATTCACGAGGTACAGTTAAAAAAGAAAGCAGAGTATGCTCCAGGAATACCTTCACGACACAGCAAAGAATTGCCTCGAATATCTGAGCCTCAGGCTATGCGTCTCGCTATTCAGTCGCACAAGGCCAGACGAGCTGGGCACCATTATGATGTTCGCATTGTTGATGAAAAGACGGGCAAAGCCTATTCCTGGGCGGCTCGAAATCTTCCTACGAACCCAGGCGATAAAACTCTTGCAATATTACAACCTACCCATACAGCCGAATACTCAACATGGTCTGGCAAAATTGAATCTGGGTATGGAGCCGGAGATGTAGAGTTATTTAGTCAGGATAAAATTGAGGTTACAAAAGCAGAGCCACAAAAAATAACTTTCAATGTCTATAAATCTAACGGAGATACTGAACGTTATGCCATGATTAATACCAGCGGAGACCAGTGGCTATTTCACAACGTTACTCCAACACGCACTACCCGACCAGAGATTCCAAATGAGAAGCCGCATTACAAATCCATATCGCCAGACACACTTGATCCGAATAAACCAAATGAAGTGTGGTCGCCAAAAATAGATGGAGCTTTAAATGTTTTTAGATTGGTACCAGATAAACCCATTGAAACTTATTCCTATAGACCGTCGGCCAAAGGTATTAATAAACTTATTGATCATACTTTTCGGATTGGACTTCATAGGACGATTGTCCCCACGGCGTTTAAAGGGCACACAGTGGTACTTGGAGAAGTCTTTGCCCGTGATCGCTCTAGTGGTAATGTCCTACCCTCCACGGATACATCGGCTCGTCTTTTATCTAATGTGTGGAGATCTCGAGAGCTTCAACAACATGCTCCGCTTGATAATGTGGTTTTTAATGTATTGCGATATAATGGACGTGATGTGTCTGCTAAGCCATACGCAGAAAAACTTCAAATATTAAAGCAAATCACAGCTGCAGTCCCCCAACTAAAAATGCCCCCTCTTCATACTACCGAAGATAGTAAATTTGAACTTATGAAGGATATTAAAGCTGGTAAGCATCCACTGACAGGCGAGGGTGTGGTGGTATATAAACTGAATGAATCTATTCCGCTCAAGTCAAAGTTACAACAAGACTATGATGTATTCATCCGAGGAGTATTTCCGGGTGAGGGTAAGTATAAAGGTAAAGCGGCAGGAGGCTTTACATATTCATTTAAACCGGCTGGTAAAATTATAGGTAAGGTAGGAACTGGGCTCTCTGATACAATGAGAACCGATCTCTGGAAACAGCCAAAGAAATATACTGGATCCGTGGCGCGTATATTTGCACAACAACAATTGCCCAGTGGATCATTAAGAATGCCGGTATTTAAAGATATACGTAGTGAAAAGTTTGCTGAGGCAAAACAATTTTTATTAAAACAGGCGTTATTCGATACTCCACAAGCGTATGAATTTGGTGCTAAGATAACCATAGATAGAGCGAAGAAAATTTGGGAGACAGCTACTCAAGCAAGCAATAAACTAAAAACCCCATTATCGGAGTTAAATAAACTTACTCGAGGCGAGAGGACGGCTTTAATACAAAAACATTATAAAGTGCAAGTAGGTAAAGAGATTGTTCATGGGCATATGTTAAAAAATACTGCCGCTCCTGCAGGAATAGGCAAAGTAAATTATACCCCAGAAGAAGTGGAGAGCTATTTGTACAAAAAAGCTTATCCTGCAGCTACTGAACCATCGACAAATTATCCTCTATCTTCAACAAATTTACACGAGATAGGAAAAACGCAGGGGGCAGATATGCCTGATCCTAATGTTCAAATGCTCGAAGATAATCCCTATATATCCCGGGCATCTGCAGTTAAGGTTAAAGAGAGCCGTAAATTTTTACGTAAAAAGGCCGATGCTTCGGCGCCTCTAACAACTGGGGGCGATCTCTATATGTCCGAAACACCAAAGACACAAAATTTCTATCAAGACATTACTCCACAACGTATTACAGAACATATAGCCGACAATCCTTCGGCAACCGCTCCAGCAATGACGGCCACTAAAGACATAGGAGGCCGAAAGGTCAGAATTGCTACACGGTCTTGACATTATTAATAAATATAGGTATAATATAACATGGATTTTCCCATCACGTTGGAACGAAAAGATAATCAAAACAATGATGATTGGATGATTTTTGCATTAGAAAATATTGCAAAACGTTCGGCCTTTGAAAAAGAAGGTAGAAACCCAACGTTGGATGAACTACTTTATAATCAAACAGAAGATGAGATGTTAACAATTAACGAACTTTTGGAAAATGAATAATGGCACTAAATTTACCGATAGCAATAAAGAAAGTTTTTCTTTCATTTGTTCAACAATGGTTTGCAACGCAAGATTCTCGTTTAGTTTGGAATGTAGATAAAAGGCTAACAAAAATTTTTATTGGGGATAAGTTTATTGCGGCCCCCGAAGTTGTGGAAAAAATGCCCTCAATAATTTTATCAAGAGGACAAATGGTATGGGCGCAAACCGCCATAGACCAAATGCAGCAAACCGATCTTCCAATGGGACCCTCGAACAAACGAAGAACGGACCTGGTCAGAGCCAGTGTAACTTTTCAATGCCTGTCACAGAACGGCATTGAAGCTGAAACGATAGCAAATACTTTATTTTTAAATTTTGTTGGGTACAAAGACCAGTTGAGGTCAAACGGTATCCATCAAATTATGGGTGTGTCGATGGGCGAAGAACAGCTCGTTCGAAGTGATGTAGTTCCAAGACTTGTAGCGGTCCCAGTGAACGTGGTATTTACTACGCAGGCAAGCATTGCGACTTCACAAGATTTATATGCTATACAAGTTGTTGTTATTAGTGGAGTATATACTCCCTATATGGAAGATGGTCCATACGGACATGTATATCAAGACTGGTTCTCTTACTATATTTCAGGTAGTGCACTGTTATTTAGTACGCCACCTCCGTCTGGTGCCGTACTTAGCGTCGGCTATACCGGTAAATATACATTGCAACAATATACAAATCTCACCCCTGCAGGAATCGCAGACGGTGTTAATATGAAATTTAGTTTACCAGAAGACGTATATTCTATATACAATAATTATTCAGGACTTGTAATTGATCCCTATACAATATTATTATCCTCATGATACCAAAATCATTTTCTAATGAAATAGAAAAAATAGCGTTTCTTGCAACACTTGGAAAATTCTTTGCTAAAAATGTTCCGAGTATGTTAGAATCATTACGTGGTGCCGAAATGCTGAAAGGTGTCGTTGGCGCTCAAGCGGCTGGTATATCCAAAGCTAAGATGGTAGGCGGATTGCTTGGAACAGTAGGTGGAGCGTATGCAGGCTCTGATGTTGGTAATACGCCAGAAGCAAAACATAGAAATACTATAGCCGGAGGTATAATTGGCGGTGTTGCTGGTGCTATTGGGCTTGGAAAAATAGTGCCGAAAGTACAAGCTGCTGCAACTTCGACCGCAAAAGATGTTGCCACACTAGGAAAATTTATGCAGCAACCTGGTGCTAATATATCAAAGACCGTAGACTTTGCAGCAAAAAAGTTTGGACCACAATTTGCATCTGCTGGTAAAAATGCTCCAACTACAAAAACTTTTTTTGGACTTGGTAAAGAAACAAAAGCTATAGGCATGCAAACTGCAAAACCATCTGCTATAGGTGGTGCTATTGGTGAGTTGGCTGAAAGTATGAAAACTATAAAAGATGCCCCAAACTTTGCTTCAGGGGTGGGAAAAGTTTTAAAACAAAATTGGGAACAGGCTAAGTCTTTTACTAAAGATGTAGGTGGTAAAACTTATAAGTTCCAACGTTCGGGTATTGGAAAAGTAGTAAACCCAGCATTAACATCTGGGCTTGGCTTTGGCGCGCTTGAGGCTGCTACTATGAAAAATGAAGATGGTTCCAAACCAACAATGAGTAAACGTTTACTACATGGCGGTACAACCGCACTAACATGGGGAGCAGCGCCCAAATTAATGTTCGGAAAGACGCTGGCTTATGATATCCCCAAAACCTTAATTGGTATGAAGAAGCAAAAAGAAATACCAACACAATAATATAGGAGTACTCCAAATGGCATATGTAAAACCAGGCGTAGAAATTACCCAAGTACAACGAAGCTTTTCACCGAGCCTTATCGCTCCAGACCTAGGTGCTGTGATAGTGGCCCCGGCTTATTTCGTCGTACCCTTGGAAGGTGATGGAAGCTACGCTTATTCACCAACAAAAACATTCAGTAACGTAGCAAGTACCGTGGTTACACTTTCCGGATTAACTTCTGGTATGGTACTTGATAAAGACACTGTTTATGTGGACCTCGTCAAAAGTACTGGTCTAACAACAGGACGCATTCACCTCGATACCAACCAACTGAGCGGTATTACAGACGGTGGTACTACAGTAACAATACCTTCAGGTGTAGCAACATCTGCATGGAATGGTGCTGATATTAGAATTGGATATCGTGCACTCAGAAAAGATATAACCGGATTTTTTACATTTGAAGCCGTCGATAAATTAGATAGTGTATTTGGTGGGGGTCAAGTAGTTTATGACAATCCCTTACCATTTGCACTTATGCAGGCTTTAAATAATACTGCCTCACAGGTATATGGCTATGCAATTCGATACGATGAGTATGCGAGTTTAGCAGGATCAGGTACCGCGGATACAGAACACGCGGCAGCTAGAAGTTGGCTTGAAAATAATGAGGTGTATGCAATCGCCCCTTATACAACAAGCAACTCTATTATCGCAGCCTGGACAGTTCATGCTAATGCCATGTCCGTACCAACGGAAAAGCACGAGCGAATTATCGTAGCGTCTCCAGAAATTCAGTTTTACGACGTTAATGGAAATACAACTACAACTTCCGTCTCAGCCGATAAAGGATATACAGCACGATTCTTACGCGATGCAGCAGTGGCTGTTCTTGATAAGAGAACCTTTTATGTACGTCCAGATATCTGCTATTTTAATGTAGGTCAGGTTCAAGTACAAAAACTAAAGCCAGAACTACAGACTGCAACTTATGAATTAGGATACACGGCTGGAGATACAATCTACGCAAAGTTAGCGGGATCCACATCATTAGTACTTAGTACCGGTGCTACACAATTCTATTCAGCCGGAACAGATATCACGCCAACTGTTTATGCAAATCTAAAAGATGCGACAAACGCATATAAATTCGACGCCTTAGTGCCAACACCAGGCTATTTCTTGGCAGCAGCGGTTGTCGGACAAATATCTGGCCAACCTCCGGAACAAGGGCATACCAATCTTCCGATTGCGGGGCCAACAGCACTGAAGTTCTCCACCGATTTCTTCAGCGAATCAAATTTAAACATAGTTGCCGAAGGCGGTAATTATATAATGACAAATGTTGCTGGAACAGTTGCTTCACGGCATCAGCTTTCGACAAATATGAATTCCGTTGAACAGCGGGAACTTAGCATTACGAAGACAGTAGATTATACTGCCAAATATATTCGTAAAGCTTTGGTCGGGTTCATCGGTCGTTCATTAATTACACCTTCGTTCTTAACAATTGTTGGAGCGATAATTAATGGGCTTGGATTAACTCTTGTTAAGGAAGGCCATATCAACGCCTTTACACTTAATGGAGTTAAGCAGGATGAAGTACAGAAGGACGTTGTAAGAGTGTCCCTCGCAATTAAACCGATGTATCCTGTGAATTACATCAAAGTAGACCTGATATTCTAAGGAGAAAATAAAATATGTCAATTACATGGGATTTTAGAAACTCGCACGTAGACCCAGCCGCTTTAAATGAGGGCGGGAACCCATCAGGTCCTAGGGGGAACTATATATCATCCGAATCTATACTTCTTGCTGCTGGACCTGGTACGTTGTCAGAAGCAACTGCATCAGCTCTCGATTTAGTACCGATCGGGGTATGCGATTCAGTTCAGATTCTTCAAAATAAAGGGGTCATCCAGTTATACGAAATAGGCTCACGCTTACCGTATATTATACCTGGACGTCCTATTATACAATTCCAGATTTCGCGTATTCTTTTCAACGGCGATTCCTTACTTGGAGCGCTTACAAAAAGAAGCACTGCAGATCCGGATTCATTTGCACAAAATGTTATTGGAAAACCTGGAACAGATTTTACTCCTGCAGGTGGACAAACAAGTGGGGCATTCTATCTCAATCTTGCATCTCATTACTTTAATCAGCCAACTGGTTTGGCGATATTCTTTAAAGATTCTGAGGCGGAATGGGTGGGCGCATACTATGCAGAAAACTGTGTGGTACAAAATCATTCAATGGCTATACAGGGGCAAAATATGGTGGTTATGGAGAACGCGTCGATTCGTTGCACGGGCTTTGTACCATTAGAAAATCCTCCAGCTTAATCGTTAAGGTAAAAAAAATAAGGCCTGAGTTATTTCAACTCGGGCCTTTTTTCTTTTAGTTCGTCCCACCCTGAAACTAATTCATGCGGATGTGCTTGTTTGATTGCCCCTGGTATGGTACTCATCAATATTGTAATACACTGCGGTGCAAACCTACGTGCATCATTAATATAATATGGATTATCATCAATTAAATAGTCTATATGTAAATCGGCAATAATCATCCCTTTTGTAGAAGTGTGATCAGCAAAATAAAGCGGTATATCACCGTATCCTATACGTTTTAATGAGTATATAGTATCAGTTCGAAATTCCTTTGGACGTGCAGTAATAAATACAATGGAATGTTTATTGGACAGGCTAAGTAAACCATCTTTTGCACCTGGCATAAAGTCAAGAAATACAAAGCCTCCTTGATTTCCAAACTCTAATATGTTTTTTTCTCCGGTTCCTTGAGGTACTAATCCACACCCTTCGACAGACCAATCATCTATCAAATCTGTTCGGACTATTTTACGCCCATACTTTTTATTTAAAAATACAAAGTAGGGGTCAACAAAATTAAATACTACTTCATCTAAATCTATTCCCCAAGTCATAATTTCAACATCTCCATTAGTATAACACCAGCCTCTGCATCAGTTGTATCAGTTGTATCAATTAAAAAATCACACTTCCGATGACGTATAATTTCTTCTACTTCAATTTCTGAAGCATGGCGTAATACACTGGAGTCTATATTACCGTACAGCGAAGTAATACGTCGCCACTGAATATCCAAATCCGTTACAACCGCAACACTAGTCCAATTATGTGCTTTAAAATAATCAAATTCATTTAAAAAGCGTACGTCATCGATGCATACATTTTCATAAAGAGAGGCACGATGGGCCGCAACTTGTATCCAGATATCATCCGCTATACGTTTGCGTGCGCCATCCGTGCCTATAAACTGTAGTCTTTTTCTTGGCTTTGGATCTTCGCGCGGAATCTTCTTTGCCTCTTCGATGATTTTACAGAACATAGCTTTTTGCATAGGATCGAGAATCTCCAGGTGTTTATTTACTATTTCAGTTGGAGGTAATATTTCGATATCCGCCTCTATCTCTTTTATAGGATCGGCTAAACCGATTTTTTTAAAATGATGGTAGGTGACTAAATGTTTCGCTAATGCGGTTTTACCAGTAGCCATTTTACCAGTTATAATAATTTTCATCTACTTACTCCAACAGGTACTAATCTTACCCTCTACTTCTACAGGTACATTAAACATATATTCCTTAGCTGCTCCAAGCATATCGTTTGTTATGATTTTATAGACTTCGTCCGCGATGTCTTTATGTGTTCGTACGATGATTTCATCATGCACAGTCCCAACAATGGCAGCGTCTTTATTTGTAATATGCTCTCTAATTCTAATTAATGCCCGTTTTGTGATAGTAGCATTTCCAGCCTGCATAGGAAAATTCATACACATATTTCTAACGCGTGCGTGTTCTTTTGGATTATCTAGATCGAACCCATCTAACCAACGTAAACGATTATCGTATGGGCAACGCACACTTCCAGCAGTCATGCTTTTATCTACATGCATATCGAAAAATCTTTTGATATTGGGGAAATTTTTCCAAAAATTCGCTACCAAAATTCGAGCTTTGTCATAGGTTAATCCTGTTTCACGTGCTAATTTCTTCGGGCCCATTCCATATCCAATTCCGAAATTTAATGATTTGGCTGACTGTCGAAGAGAATAGTTTTCTCCGGGGTCGTCAGGTCCGTTAGTGCCAGGCTTTCTTATAGGCACCCCATATAAAATAGATCCGTTGATAGCGTGAAGATCACCCTTATCCTCAAACACTTTAATCCATTTTGGTTCTTGGGATAGGTCTGCTAAAATACGAAGTTCCATGCCTGAGTAATCCACCGTTATTAATCGATAGTTGGGATCTCCGGAAGTAAATGATTCTCTATAAACTTTTTCTCTTGGTAAGTTTTGCATGTTGGGATTAGCGCTAGAGAAGCGGCCAGTATCTGTATACATCTGACTAAAATCTGAATGGATACGGCCAGTAACAGGATTTACACAATCTAAGAATGCTGCGCCATAGGTACTTATACGCTTTTCTTTTTCTCTATAAGCTAATAAAGCTTTAATAGCAGGGTGGTCTATTTCTTTCAACGCAGCCTCTGCAGTGGACATCAAACTCGCCGCGGGTTTACCAACAACGGCTTTAAGTGCGGGTAATAATTGTTTAGGACTGTTATAATTAAGATTACAAACGCCAAACATGTCTACCCCATATATAGGAGTGAAAAATTTATTTAATTCTTCCATAGATACCGCACGTGCTGCTTTTGCTTCTTCTTCAGCTTTAAGCCACATAGTTTTATCTACGTACATCCCAGCTAGTTCCATATCTCCCACTGCTGGAATAACGTCCATCTCAACTGCGGAAACTTTTTCAAGTCCGTGTTTACGTATATATTTTAATTGTTCTTCTCGTAATTGGTGTAAATAGGCAACATCCATAGCAGAATAATAGAGCTGTTCTTCGCTAAAGGAATCTCCATAAGACATTTTTATAAATGTCTTTCGTATCTCTTTATTCATAACTATGCCAAGATACTTATCCGCCACATCATCCAAACCAAAGCCTTGAAGTTTACGTCCTTTTAATAAAAGCATTTCTGCGATCATAGTATCGAATAGTGGTTCAACAGTGATACCAAAGGATTTTTTAAAAAACTTGTAATCAAATTTAGCATTATGAAGTATCTTCGTAATGCTCTGATTAGATAGGATATCTAGGAGAGGTACTAAATGAGTATCTAAACGTGCTACATCAAAAACAAATTGATGCTCTGCATTACCGGCACTTATTAATAGAATTTTATTTGTTATGGGATCTGTACCGGTTGTTTCAGTATCTACGGCTATAGATTTAAAAGAGACAAGTATTTGTAAAGCTTTATTATATTCGTCTCCGGGTGCATCAATGAACTTCCATGTCGACATATATTATGTATTATTTTACGTCGCTTAGTGGCGCGACGAGATTTAATCCTTGATATTATCTAATCGTTTACGACGATCCAATCTTCTCAAAGTTTTCAAGGCGCGCATCTTTATTTGACGTACACGCTCTCGAGTTAGGTCGAGCTTTTCTCCAACCTCTTCCAAGGTGTATGACCGCTCGTGGTCTATTCCATATAACATTTTTAGTATGATTACTTCACGTTTTTCTAAATGATTTAACACCATTCCCAATTCTTGTTTAAATGCTTCTTGTAAAAGCAAATGGTCGGGAGCGGGGGTCTCTGAATTAACTAAAGTATCTATTAATAATAAGGATCGCTCACCATCTCCAGATGTTGGGGTGTGGTAGCTGATACTATATTGGTTATAGACTTCGTCAGAATTTAATTTCATTTCGTGAAAAATCTCTTGTTCCGAAGGTTCTCTCTGCAATGATTGAGATAATCCGGCCTTTGTTTTTTTAACTTGTTCTAAAATATTCACGCGATTGGCAGGTAAACGAATATGTCTATTGTGTTCGCCAAGACTCTGTAATATGGATTGTTTGATCCACCAACTGGCATAAGTTAAAAATTTGGTGCCAAGTTTTGGATCGAAACGTTCCATAGCCTTCAATAATCCTATAAACCCTTCTTGCATTAAATCGTCTAAGGGCATTCCCTGTTTTTGATATTGTCGGGCTATCCCAGCAACAAATCGTGTATTTATTTTTATTAAAATGGTTTTGGCAGCCTCACTCCCAGCATGGGCTCTGACTGCCAATTCCGTTTGATCAATTGGTATATCCATGTATTCTTAATTTACCTCGGCGGCGTTTTGTAGGACATCGACGACATAGTTTATATTTTGTGGAACTATGCCCTTATGATATTGTTTCATTGTGTTTGCTGGACCTTGTTGGTACGCTGAAATACCGTACCGAATATTTCCATTAAACATATCTGTGTAATCTCGAAGAATTTTGGCGCTGGCCATACCATTTTCAACTGGGTCCATGAGTCGTTTTTCAGTCATCTTTGGATCATAGTGTAGCTGTGCAGTTTTTAAATGTATTTGTCCGAGCCCAAATGCTTTGTATGTATTACGAATAATCTTACCGTGCTTATCTAGTTTTCCGTCTCCTCGAGCAGTTGGATTTACTTCGCTTTCTCGCATCCATAGCCCATAGAGTATATTCCATCTCACCTTATAAAGAGTTCCAGCTTCTTTAGCTATGGCACAATAAAAATGTTTTTTAGTCGACGCTCTAAGAGAATCTGTCATAACTACGGAAGTGCCTATGAACTGTGCATATATTAGTAAAGATTTGATATCAGGCTGCGCGTCATAGAAATTTTTTGCTTCTTCTAAAGTCGTCGGAACTATACTAACTGTCGGCACTACCACGATGACTGGCGGTAAAGGTGCTGTGGTACTTAGCATATAAATACACATAATGCCCATTACTAAAGCAACTACCAGGTATACTGTATTCGGTTGAACAGGATGTAAGACATAACTACGCATTTTTTTTATAAGTTTATTTAACATACGGCCTCCCTTTCTTATACCGTATTGTGAGCCATACCCCTACTCCTCCCCCAAATGCGTATGCTAACCCATTTCTCCAAAAGGACAATCCTTCAGAAGGAAGTAAATAGTGCCAAACAGTTGCGGCTGTAACGGTCATAATAACAGATAAAAATCCAGCCCATAGCGCACGTTTTTCAATAATGGCTATAGCTTGCCAAGTAATTAATAGGTCTTGTAGTAGACCAATTAAAAAATATAAAAGCACACTCTCTACAAGACCCATGAATTATTCCTCAATTGGTATATAGTTATGAAATACAATTCCTATTCCGGTGAATGCTATAGACCTTACTCTATAAATGGTTACATCTGTTTCCATCTTTTCTTTCATGTCGAGCAGGAAAAATAGATTGGGAACATTTGTATCAATCGGGATATCGATTTTATTATCGCCCATCGCTATTCCTGGAACAAACATTTTATTCATCCATACCATGTGTCTGGTATTTGGATCCGCTGTAAACTCATACGCGTACCCTCCAGTGATCATGGATCGTTTCAAATCCTCGAACTTTAGATTGATTACATTCATTTTTTATTTCATATTTCTTTGAAATTTTTGGAAAAAATTTGTTCACATACAGTATTGTACTAAATTCCCCTATCAATATCAATCTTCGGAGATACATTCTTGGGGAGTTTTATCCTCTCTAATTCTTTGTATAATGCCAAACTCAAGTTTTCCGGTTTCATCGTGTATAGATTGATATTCTATCTCTACCACAAAGGGAACTTTACGTCTGTTAGATTTCAGTTCTTCGGTAAGTGCTTTAAGCTGATCATGAGAAAGTGTGCCTGGTCCGACATAACCACGATCAATAATTTCTCCTTTAACTCCATATTCAACCAAATGAAATTTTGAGTAGAATTGCGAGTGCTTTCCGCTCTTTCCTTTAAGTACCTCGTTTACAACGAAATCACCGGTTTCGACAAATTTATATTTGTATGATCCCTGTCTATGTGCCTTACCATCCAGTGAGTAAGAGATTTGCGACTTGTTGGGATCTCGGAGAACGAAACCTTCCCAGCCAGTTTGCTTCGCTGTTGTAACAAGCATTGCTTCTGGACCTTCCCATGTAATCATCTCTACGAGATTTTTTAAACGTAACTTCTTAAGTATGGTATAACGTTCCATGTAAGTCTTACCCCCAACAAATTTATTGTTATGGAAAAGAATGTCAAATGGAATACACTTGAATGTACCTTCCTTAGAAAGCTCTTTGTATCTCTTTATAGCTTCTATTGGATCCTCGTTACGAATTACTTGAGCAACAAATCTTGGAACCTCTTTGTTAAGTTTGTTATGGTGGTACACAACCTCGGATAGAACGAAGTCGCCGGCATCACAAAGTTCCAGCTGTTGGTTGATGAATGGCAGTGTAGCGCAGCTCTCTGTAAGGTTCTCCATTCTTCGAGAGTACACCATCTCGAGCCCGCCAGCCTTAACAAGGAACACACAATGGCCATTATGTTTTCTTTGAGCGATTGTGGACAAGGATTTAAAGACAGATGGTGGACATTTAGATATTGGCTTACAGGGGCAAAACGACTCGGGAATTTGGTCGAGTAAGATATGCGCGGACCATTTATTTTTATTATTGGCCGCAGGTTTTTCATCGGGAGGTGTATCGGCATATCCCTCTTTCTTTTTTAATGTGATCTTAGCCTGCATCTCTGCTTTAGCCTGTTCGGCACCAGTCAATGCATTTGCCTTTCCTATGTTCATAGGGGTACAAACCTTTGTGGTCTCTTGCATTTTACCGCCAAGTATCCCCCAGCGAGTGATTAGCAAAGAACCATCGGCCTTGATTTCTAAGAACTTGGTTTTGCCAGTTCGGGCTTTTTGATAGAGTTTCATAATGCCTAAAACATATGATTGAATACTGGTGGATTATCTTCTTCTCGAATAAAATTTAGGAAGTACTGAGCCAAAATAATGGCAGCAATTTGATTTCCTAATTGTATTATACCGGCGGACAGTTCATAGTCTCGTTGACAAGATGCACCCTTTGAACTTTTATCCGGAAGTGTTTTTAGCAGCTCTTCAAGAGTATTTTTTTTATTTTTGGTATAAATAACGATTCCTTGACCCTCCGCACGCACATCAACCCAATATTTTTCAACATGTTTATGTACGTGTCGAAACATCATATCACGAAAGTCTCTGTTATCTACACAACAAATTATAACATCAAACGGTTCCATATCCTTTGGATCTTTCACGTAACGAGACTTGGCTTGAAAATCATATCTATCAGCCATAACTTTCGCCTTGTTCTCCAGGATATCCTTGGTTTCGTAATCCTGATAAAGCGTATTTTTCTTCTCCACATCATCTCCATCAAATACGGTAAAGGTTATTCCCTCTGGTATTTGATTTTTTTGTATTAGACGGTGTATGTGCCGTAGAAACCAGGACCCGTTTCCACCGGCACCGACAACCATTACTTTCAAATTACTTTTCAAGGCAATAACTCCGTTTTAATAAATTCGTTTCCATTCCAGTAATAACAATGAAATTGTTCATAATGGATACTATAAATAATGTATATTCCATGATATAATCTGCCATCAACGGCTCCATACCAATCAGCTATAGATGGATATGGACGATCAAAATAATGAGAGTGTATAATACCAATGAACTGGGTTGTATGTTCAGCACTGAATAAATCAGTATCTAATATCGCATCAAGAAACTCTACGGGAGCCATCATAAATCCCGCAGCTTTATCTGGAGCTATATTTTTCGTAAGTCTAACTTCTTCTACAGTACCGGTTAAGTTACTTGAACATCCTACCAATACTGCACATACCTCATCCCCTCCGGTATCTACTGCTATACGCTTAAATTTATCACGCAATGTATTAGGAAAGGTCAGTATTTGAATCATCCGAACCCCCGATAATTACGTTTGTTATTGTGATGATGGAGGCAGCTTTCAAATTATCTACAGTAACATTTTCGATATTGGAAAGAACCTTATCAAGATAAAACCAACCACCCTTTTGTTGGATATACATTTTGATAGTATCTAATGCCTCTACTGCTGGCTTCTCGTGTACTGAAAAGCCAGATGCGTCGAGGATCTTAAATTTTATTAATGTGTCGTTCATAATGTACTAATCTCCTTAGCAAGCTTTGAATCGTTTGACAGTGCAAAGAATCTGTTGACGAGACGAGCTGTATTCGTATGTTCGTTCTGTCCTTTATCAACCATACAGATATATCTTCCACTAGGATATTCATATACTAATAGGCCTTTGGTTTCGACTATATAATTTCTTAACCCGCCCTTAATAAGATATCCATTCAATAACTTACCGTTTTGAGCTTTAAAATCAGGTATCTCTTCAATACCAAACATTGTCATGGTACTTTTGAGAAGGTCCTCTTCTTTTTGTCGTTGATCAATCAGAGCTTGTCGACCAGTAGTCATCAATTGTTTAATATCGTCGCCAGACATTCCTCCTGTTTCTTCGTCTAAGAGAAGATCAATAACACGTGACATTCCACGTGCATTAAGAATAGTTAAAAGTTTATTGGTGTTGCCGATTTTAAAACGCTTATCATTAAACACAATAAAGTTTTTATTTTTGGTTCGTGTCATGCTTATTTTGAACTCCATCTGCATATCAAAAATTTCATCGTGTACTTTTACCAAAATTCCACCATGTAAATATTTATGATATTTCAATGAACAAGAAGACACCGTATCGCAAAATATATTAAAGGCATCAGTATCGGGAAAACAAATAGCACGTCCTAGAACTTCTCGTACCTCATCTTTATTAATACGATAATTATTAACTTTATACACATGTGTTATTACACCATCTTTGGCTTTTCGGGCTGTGTGGTCAAGATGGAATCGGACATCGCCAATTTTACCAACTACAGGTGTAACTGATTTTGTCGCCGCTGTGTATAAGGATTGCATCCAGATATCTAGTACACGATCAAAATTAAGATGGTCTTCTGAATACTGCCCAGAAAATTTTGTAAGTATATCCTTCATTTCAACACCATTACAGGATATAACCTGATTCTCATATTCAAACTCATGCTTTCGAAATGTCACATCGTTATACGAGAATTCTCCACCTGTAGACAGGTCACCAATTTTATCCTTGATCTTCTTTTCAAGCTGTTTTACAGCGGCCTGTTCATCGGCCATATCTTGTTGCTTACGCATCCATCTTTTAACTAAAGTATCGAGCGTAGCATTATCGATAGCAAGTACGGGTTGTCCTCGACGATAGTTATCTATGACGTTCTTATCTTTTGGCAGTATAGGGTTGTTATCAGTATAAAATATATGCGGCGTATCCGTAAGCGTATCTATATGTGAGAAGTATCTATTTTCATCTGTCCAATTGTATGCTGGATCCCCTACTTTCACAATATAAAAATAGAGGCCCATTTCAAATCCAGAGTTAGCTGCATAACCATGTTGTTGTCGTTTCGATGTATAGATAGCAATACGTGTATCATCGCGTAATTGTAGAACACCTAGTATATGGTGTATATATGCGGGGACCTCCGAGTAATCTTTTTTCTTTACATTTAAATCGGGAGCTATTTTCTCCACACATTTATATAGCATAGATACTGTAGCGTCAGTAAACGGATGATAGTAATCAGGCTTATAACTCGGCAGTTCTTTTGTAAGGAGTTGTTGCTTAATTTCTTCCATACTATTAAAAACTAAGTTACCATCATGTCGTTGTGGAATAAATCGTGCGGCAGTTTCGAGGAACGGTAGATCCTGGACCTGAGGTAAAAATTTTAGATATATATTCTCCATTTTTACTGCTGGATATTTTATGGTGTCTAAGATACCATCATGTCGAGTTAGATTTAGATAGGATTCAGTTTCATGCCTATTTAAATTTAGACATAAATCATATCCAGAAGTGGCAGCCCTATAAATATATGAGAAACTAGTTAATTTTTTATAGGCATCAAACACTGTTTCAAGATGTTTTACATCTATGTCCGTAAGGCCTAATCCGTAGATATCACTATAGATTAAAAGGCGTTCAAGTTTAAGAGCTCTGTACATTTTTAAGTTTTTTGGTTAATTTTAATCTTACGATGTTCATCAAGTCGGTAAATATCTCTCTCCGCATACGTTGGCGATGACCATCTATTCTTATAATATTTTCTTGAAAATCTATAATCACTAAAGAATCGAAAAACTGTGTTGTACCTTTTCTTAATAATACACCATTCTCAGTGATTACACCAGCAGGATACCAAGGCTGGCGCTTATATAGGGTAGCTTCGATTAAAGCAAGCCCTCTTTTTGTTTGACTCATTTTCATTTGGCGCTCCAAATATAAAAAAAGAAGCTCAGGATTATCCCGAGCTTCTTGGTGGACCTGCGGGCTTCGAAGCCCGGTCCGATCGTTAATCTAGTTCATCGAATTAGTATGCTTAGATTGCAGATGTTAACTTCGCCATAAAGACTTCTAGCTTAAACATGTATGTCTTTATAGTATATCCAGTCTCTCCTGGTTGTCGGCTCCAATAACATGGACATTATGAGCGTGTTCATGTCCATGTTCAGACGGTTGTCAGTTTAAGCTAAAGCAAAAACTGGTGCAACGCTCTTCATACCAACGGGCTTGCCGAAGGTGAAGATGTCTGCGAAAGTGCTGTTGTTTTTGGCACTTAATGTTTTAACAGTTTTTACGTGGACCATCGCCACGGCATACCGACTCCCCTCGTTATACAACCGTCGAATCCATTTCAGGCCCATACTTATACTAGATTTCGTGAGAAATCCAAGTGTGACTTAAAGCTGATGCCGGCACCAATGTAGCTAAATTCGCTGCTACAAAAGAGTCGTGTGGACTATCAGCTTTCTTTGCACCTGTTTGATCCACAGTCGTTACCCACCATTCAATGGCGGCATCTGTAGGAAATATGTATTCTACAAAACTAACTAACATCAACTGGTTTGTTACAATTACTGTTGGAGCTCCTGCTATTAAAGCGTGGACCTCTTGTTCGTTTGCAAAATCAGAAGGTGATTGTAGCCAACTGAGCCTATATTTTTCTGCCATATTTTTACCCTTTATTTTCTAAAAATGTATGTGTAAGATGACTTGCCGGCCTTATCTTCCGCCATTTACGATACAGATAAACACCCATCGCGACAAATCCCCCACCTGATAATATATACACTATAATCATAAAATATTATACCAAAAATTATAGTTAGTATCAAGTACCATATACATTAGTTGTATAGAAGGATTGGCCTAATATAGTAACTTATTCTTAAAACTACCTGCAAATTGCCAGTTTGTTGATCGCCCAGCATTTTTATTGGCTCAACCATCATCGAGTACTTTGGAAGCCATATATCTAAAGCGCTACCCATAGTAATTTGTCCTAAGGATGTCCACGCACTAAATGAACTAGAATAGGCACTACGTACTCTAAAGGCGTAGGTCTTATTGACATTTAGATTATAGAGTACTATCGAAGTATCTGTAAGTAAAGTATCGATAGCAAGCTTAGAAAAAATCGAGTCTCCGGCTTGAAAATTATATCTTAGTGCTGCATTATCTTTTGGCCACGATTTGGCCATGTCCCCAGATAAATAATACTGTGTATTATAGACACTGTTGTATCCTAAATAGGTTTGTACTCGTCGGGTTGATTTTGGTCCTATCCACGTCGCAGTATAAAAACTGGTTCTATTATTTCCAGCCCCCTTTGTGCTGTCAAGTCGAAAGCTAAAATTCACCGTATCACATTGTATAGAAAAATAGTTCCCGGGCCTTAATTTTATAGTATCCGCTTTTACTGATTTAGCCCATTGGTCATAATAGGCTGACTCATATTTTTGCATTGTTGGTGTATAGACATTAGTAGCCTTCATCGTTGAGTCGATCACAGATTGTGATTTCAAGAGGGATGTTAGCAGTAACGTCAACACTATAATTTTTTTAATCATATTATCCTTGGTTTAGTTTATGAATTTATGGGGTCGGCAGGTATAGTTAATCCTGCCCACCGCGTCTCCACCAGCTTATGGTGTACCATTGTCATAAGCAACAATAGCCATAAAACCATTTGGTTTAGGCTCTAAGGTTACTTCTTTACCTATCATATCAGAAACATTTTCTGCTTTCAGATATTGTAGAAATTTTGCTAGAAGACTAGTAGCTAATAGTTGTTCTCCCGTAGAATCAAAATTCAACCATAAGCCTTTAACAGTTAAACTTCCAGTATGGTCTTTTACCCAAACCTCATTCACTTTGTATTCGGCGCCATCATCTGATTGCGTGTATACATAAAAACGTTTGTTCGGATTACCGATGACAGAAGGCTTAACGTCGATGTTTATGATCTTAACTTTTTTCTTATTGCTACCGATCTTTAAATTAAATAACTCGTTGTTCATTCATTTTGTTTTGGTTCAATCTTGGCATATCCAATGCTTAATCTGTCCTGTATTTTTTTATTCACTATATCCAGAGCATCGGGATATGAACCTGCAAATGCAGGTGTGGCGGGTTGAAAAATGGAATCATCGCCGTTGGGGCCTACTATTCCGTAGGTAACTATCACTGCAAAATTGTCCCCGGAAAGTGGCATTAAATTAATATCATACCACTTAGTTGCCGCATCAGCTCGTTTACATTCGTATCTCATATTATTTTCCTAATTACTTAGTATTGGAAGTTCACATTGTCCCCCAGCACATACCAACTCTTGTTGAAGTGACGTATGATCTTCTTCTTCAATAAGTTGCGTATAATCAACTGGGCGAAAATCCTTTATAAGTCTATTCCATAATTCTTCATCTTGTGGAGTAGTAATAGCCTCTAGAGGTGCTTGTTTGAAATCTTTATCACCGCTTCTCGACAAGAAGGAAACGGCCGAAAAGAAATTTCTATTAGCGTAAAGGTACTCACTAATTTCTTTCCATTCGCCCGCATCCACAATGACCGTACAAGATACATTATGCGAGACGTCTTTTTTATTGTTGTCACTGGTGCCATTCAATACCCAATTTGTTTGCGTACTTTTAATAATATCAAGATGCATAAGTGCAGGTAAGTCCGCTTTAACCATAGCTGTCGCAGAGACTTCCACAGGAAAGGTTATTACATCATCGGTATGATTAGCACTCCAAACACTTTCTTCACACATATGCGGGTTAGTTTTTTTAAAATGCTTATAAACAGGGTCCATTTTATTTACTTGAACCCTTCTAAAATAACGTTTCGCATGGTGTGGGTGAATACCTGAAGCTGCTTTTAAAACCAGGCTCGATGTCCCTTCGGGCTTAATACAAGTTGTACGTGCTGCTTGATTGGTACCTAAAATTTTAGCCCAACGTTTATTTGTTTCAACAACATGTTTGGCAGCCTTTTGTTGGAATTCAGGATTTAAAAGAATTTCTGGACTATCCATCATACCTGTTATGGATACTCCTAGCAACGCTTCTTCCTCCGTTAACCATTTAGATGAATTTGAAAGGTATGGAAAATGCGTATATGCAGCTTGTATCGTACCTATTATGGTCGCAGCGGTAGCGGCTCGATAAAAATCCTCTGCACTTCCAATTTGTGCACCATTAATAGACGTAAGATTACAAAACTGAACCCCCGTAACTCCATCGGCAGCGACGGGTATGAAACCAATTTCAAAACACGGGTTATAAAGAGTGTCAGGATTATTAGCAAATACAAACCCGGGCTCACCAAACTGTTTAGTTCTATCGAATATGGTGACGAATGTTTTAAAATCAATCTGATTACGCAAGAGCAGGACGCTATTATTACTCCGCGCGCGATGGGGATACACAGCATACCAACTAATGGTCTTTTCATTTTTTAATTTTTCATATTCCCATTCTTCTATTTCAACTTTAATATACTCCTGCTTTGGATATGCTGGATCCTCTATTATTACAAACCCCTCATATTTACCTGTTTCTTTATCCTGTTCAAATTGTTTTTTCTTTTTAACTGGTAGCATGATTTTTGCATTAAGCATATCTTGATCATCAAAATCAAATATTATCGATGTAGCAGAACGCCGAATGCCCCCAGACAACACAGCATCAGCGCAATGCATAATCACATCATATACATTGATCGGATGAAATTGTGCTTGGTGACCCTCTTCTATAATGTTATCAAGCAAAGCTTTTATCTTTGCATGGGCATTTTTAAGGCCTTTGTAACCAGGTGCTTTTCCACCGCCTATTTTAAGTGGTGACCCTTTTTTCCTGATTTTCGAATAGTCAAAAACAATCTTTCTACCAGTGTACGGAGTGTTTCGGAAATAACAACTAAGAAGCGCTTCGACAGAATCCGCCCATCCTTCGATCGTATCTTCTACTGTATACGCAAGAACAATTCCCGTCTTATCATTTGCATCAACAAGGTTTGGAAGTCGTCTAAGGTATTTTTTTGATAGACCAATGCCTACTCCGTTTCCGCATAATAGCATGTAAAAAATTTCTGAAAATGAACGAAGAGAATCTACATGTTTAACTGAACAATTATACACACGCGCTTCGTGTGCTTCAATGGCTTTCCCTCCGAATTGAAGAGATCTCATTGAAGGCACTATTTTACGTTGTCGAATAAAATCAAAGGCCTCGGATAATTCTTTTTTTTCTGATTCTTTAAGCCAAGCAAACCTTTTTAAATGCATAGACTCAAGTCGGGAAACGGCTTCTAACCAAGTCTCCCGACGCTTATGTCTTTCATCATAACGAGCATATTTACTTGTAAAAATAAACTGCGATAGCTCTTCTTTGAAATCAATCACTTTCCACTACTCCCAAAACCTTTTATTCCACGATCACTGGATGACAACTCAACTACTTCTTGAAATGTAACATCCGGTATCTTGCCAAATAACATCTGTGCAATTTTATCTCCCGTAACGATTTCATAAGGGTATTCGCTATGATTAACTAATACCACCTTTATTTCGCCACGGTACCCAGGATCCACAATACCCGCATCAACCATAAGAGGTGTGCGAAGTGCATTTCCACTTCGGTTACGTATGTTGCCATACCAACCCATCGGAATGGCCAGGGCAATACCCGTTTTAACGGCTATCTTTCCTAGACCCGGAATTCGTACAGTTTCATTTGAATATAAATCCCATGCAGCATCTGGTATATCCCTTTGTGCTCTCTCAGGAAGTTTGGCTTCCGGGGAAAGTTTTTTAATTTGAATAGTTAGGGCGTTCAGTGTTACCAAATCCGCCATAACTTTGTCCGTATTCTTTAATTGCTTTTTCATTAATTGTATCGATGTCCACTATACCACGTATATCCTCGGTGTGGATATGGAACTCTCCTTGAACAGGTACCCACGGTAAGTGGTTCTGTTGATAGGCCTCGTCCCATGGTATTAATTTTATAAAATTATCGCCAGCATCCGATAACTGAAGTATACCACAAAAAAAGTTAGTGGTCGATGTCCAGTTTGTTATCAGCTGTACGTGTCTGTTTATTAGTTTTTGCATTGAAATATTCTAAGTAATCATCTATTGAGGTTAACCACTCAGCTTTAAAATCGGTGTAGGGTATACTTTTCCTGCCGGTGGGATTGTCCCAATATTTATTGATCAATTCCACTGGAGTTATATATGCCTTATCTGGGTGAATTTCTTTGAAGTGTATAAAGAAAAATCCTTCCCCTCCCAATTCAATCCATAGTTTTAAATATTCCAACTGATGTTGGTGGATATTTTTTAGGGGGAAGGATGTAGTGCTTTCACATTCTTTGGTATCGAAAGCAATAGCTTTTCCGAATTTTTTTCTACCTTTATAGTAGGAAAATACTCCATAAAAGTCAATGGTGCTGAGTGTAGCAACCATTCCTTTTGCAGTTAATCGTATAGGAACTTCAAGTTTTTGTATTAAAGCTTTGTATTCTTTACGATAACGTAGATTCGCTTTTCGTACTCTCGTCTCTAGTTGGTTCGACATCTATAGTGTGTGGAAGATCATAGGCTAGGAGCACTGCTCGTATCGCCCTGATTATCTCCTCGTCCTTTCGATTCATCGGATTTTCTAGGATCTTGATGTATATTTCTTTCATATTCATCCGTGTTAAATATCTGCTCTAATGAATTATTGTACCTTGTTACTATATCTCCATTCATTAGTGCAGTCAATGACTGGGTAAAAACTTCCATACCGTCAATTTTCTTTTGCGTATCTTCGTCTGGAACTAAATTCATTCTGTTTTTTTGAGTTCACATCGCTGCTGGAAATCTTCCACGTTATGCAGTTCCTGTGTGTGACCTATTTTTTTTAGGTGGTAAGTAAGCTTAACGTGCTTTCTACCATTGCAATAGGAACACTTTGTATTAATAGATTTAATTTTTCCTCGTCCCATACATGCTGGGCATCCGATCTTAATTTGATTCATATCGTTCCGTGTATAATCTTATGTCCTGCCCTAATTAATTTTACAATACGTTGAATATTGTAACGCTTTAAAATTAGCCTAGTCTCTTCATTTTCAATTTTATCAAGCCTATTATTTTCCAAAAGACGCATAAGACGTCGTGGATCATATTTAGAAAATGCTGCACACTGTTTAATCGATCTATGTACAAAGCTATTTTTATCGCTGTGAGTTGTAAACGTCTTCATCCATTGGATAGCACGAAAAAAATCGTGTTCATTAATTTCCATAGCTAAACTCATTGCATAAACAGCCTCTTCTTTATAGTCTATTGACGGATCATCAGCTAACATACAAGATAATATATCGTTTGTTCCTTCATACATAATCTTATATGAGCCAAATGTTCCGGTAGCGTATTGAAAGAAATGTATAAATTCATGCACTATGGTGGACATGGGTATTACAAAAGTATCAATCTCTGTGCCATCTCTGTATGAAAATCCTTGGAACACTACATTGTCTTTGAGATGATCGAAGAAGGCAGCGGTTTTAGAATTGATTTCAGCAATTTTTTCTTGGTTCAATTCTTTACTTCGGGTTTCATAGTTCTCAAAAAGATTTGCATATTTCTTTGCCGATGATGCAAAAATTACTGTAGGAACTTTAATGGGTACGTATCCTATATGATGTGATACATATTGGATTATGCCTTTTATTTCCTGTTTTGTAAGAGGTGATGTAATTGCTGGTTTTAGCATAATAAAAAAAGGGCGAGTATTACTACCCGCCCAATTATTTGTATTGATTACTTTAAACGAGTAAAGTCTAGACCGTCATCTTCGACGATGTCAACTACAACATTTTTATTTTTATAGTCGGACACGTTTGTACGTGGCTTACCATTGTCCCCGTTTGTTGTGGAAAGGTATCCTGATACCTCTAATCCTGTTAGGGCTGCACACAGGGTTTCTGGAGTTGCCGATTCGTTATTCATTTCGGTGCTTTCTCCAGCCTCAAGAAGGGCATACATTTTCCAGGTTACCCAAGGCATGTAGATATTATCCCATACCTTTCGTCCCTTAAAATCACCGTCTGTAATAGTGAAAGTAATCTCAAAACGGTGGCCATCCTTTCCGTCTTTTTGATGGGGATCGACTTTGACGGCGTCGACTTTTAATAAGTAACGGCCGTCAGAAATGGGTTCAAAACTGGACTTACCCTGCTTTAGATTGTACATCAGATTCTGTATTGGTTAAATCTTTGAGAAGCATTTGCGCTTCATCCTCACGAAGATCGAGCAGGCTTTGGACCGAGTAGTCATCGTTCAATTTATCTCTAAGTTGAGTTTCGGCCATGCCATTTGTTGCCTTCATAAGTTTAGTTAGTGTATCTCCTACAATGCCCGCGGTTAAAAAATCCTTGCCGCCAATCTTAACACTGATGCTTCTATTCGAAACCTGATTAAGTACTTGTTCAGCACGGAGCTTTACTGGGGGTCGTTCAAGATCCTTGATCCCAAAATACTTCACAAGCTCTTGATAAGAGAATTCAAGACTTGCTGGAAGTGTGTTGGTACGATCTTTCTTTACTGTTGCAATTCGGGTTTCATTTGGACCAAAGTTTAATTCTAAGACGACATCAAAAAGATACGGTGCGTCTTTAGGTCCATCGGGTTCAGTGCCTGCCAGCTTCATGAACTCTCCAGAATCCTGGGAATACATGTTTTTTACTTGCGCTGTAGCAATGATGTTCATATCAAGTGCGAGGAGCTTATTAATGAATGCTCTCAGGTCACTTTTTATTGTTTTGTAATCTGCCTGTTACCCCTATTTTTATTATATAGGGAGTGGACTGTGTCATTATCCTTTCGGATACCCTTGTCAGTCTCTCGAGCGTTTCTATGATTGACGCTTCGATAGTTGCCCATTAGGTTTATGGGGATTCTTCGATATTCGGGTTTTCATGGGAGATTTCTCTAACCATGCCGCCAGTTTTAATAGTGTGCGATTTTTTCTCTTCATGCCAAAAGGACTGGTTGATAGTAAGTTTATAGCATTGATAAGATCGTTTTGTTTACTTATCTCTAGTCTACTTATATTGCCTTTTGGATAAAGTTTGTGTTGGATATGTAATTGTTTTCGTACCCATTCCAATAAATCTTTGGTACCATTGAAATACATTCCACACCGCGTATCAGTCCTATTCACAGAATAAATTCCTACAGAACCATCCCCATCTAATAAACCACGTAAAAAACTTCCAATAAATTTCTTTGGTAACTTCTTCGGTGCTTTAAGAATCAGTGATTTGTTAGGAACTACGCCATACTGCTCTAAGCTTTTCGCAAGATATTTACTACATATCTGTAATCTATCTCGTGTATAGTTAGCTGTTTTTTGATCGTATAGTATGGGACCTGTGTATCCTAATTGTTTTCGGATATATTCTAATACATCGCGCCCATTTGCATGCTGTGTAAAATCTAAACGATACGAAACACTCTTTGTTCTAGCAATACCACCATCAGCAAAAATGAATCCCAAAATATAGGCTTTTGCCGATGTATCAATATTGTCGAAGTAGTGTGCGTTTAGTTTATACATACGCAAGTTAACGGTTGAAATACATATTGGGGATTACCCTTTTTTACTCTTAAACGTTTAAGGTGTTTTTCTTGTAGAAGGTCCCAGAACTTTGTGAATGAATCGATCACAAGAGTTTTATAATCTTGCGGATCTTTTATTAACGCATCCACTGCTTGGAAAACCTTATCTACATCCGTTGTTCTCAGCTTTGAGAATTTGAAAGCCTCGGCATACCAATCGGTACCGCCATCAAGATCTACTACGGCAGCATTTGGGAAAGATAAACTTGTTACAGTTTTCCCAGTTCCATGTGTACCGTAGATGTACATCTTTAGCCTTCGTTGTTCTGGCAAAGCAGGTGAAAATAGATTAGTACTCAATTATTAAGTTTTGGTTATTTTTTGTATATGAATGGCATAATCTTTTCAGCTAACAGATATGTGCTTTGAAGATCTCGTAAACAATACTCTGCAATTTCTTTTATACGCCCTTCATAGTAAGCCTTACCTACCTCAGCGGCAACTATACCGCCTTCTTTAGGAGAAGGAACATTAAAAAATTCGCAAGCCTCGTGTAGGCTATAAAACTGTTCGCGCCCGCCGCTTATCTGTAGAAATACATCAAGATGTTGCGGCATCGGATCATATTTGGTGTATTGAAGAAACTGTATATTTGTGGGTTTAATTCCGTGATGTAACGTTCTTCTTATTATAAACGGAATGTCAAAGCGTATTCCATTATAGGAAATAAAAGTACCGCTGTATCCGGCGATACCATTCCAGAAAGCTTCTAGGATAAGTTTCTCATCGTCGTTCGTTAAAGCAGTGCTTTTACCTGTTTGGGAATGATAGAGTCCGATACAAACTATACGAGATAAATAAGGATCGGTTCCTTTCAATTCCCCTTCTTTTGCTTTTGGGTCAACGGTGGGATCTCTTCGAATTGCAGAGTCCAGCTTCTTTTTTATATATCCTTTTTGTGTTTCTGAATACTCTTCTTCTTTAAATGGAGCGGTTTCAATGTCAAATACTAGCATGTTATGTATTGGGTTAATGGTTTAATCCTCGTAATTTTCAGAGTCGTCAAGTGAGATTTCATCTAAACGAGGTTGAGAATTGTGTATAAACTCGTTGCACAAGACGACCATACGATCTACTGCTCGTAGGTTGTCTAATTTTTCACAGCTTCGAACCTCTAAAAATTTGTTTTGTTTCATCGCATAACCCATGACATTTTGTATGGTTTCGTCAGAGATTGCACGTCCTGCTACTATTTCTATTTTTTGTTTCTTCTCAAGTAACAATACGCTTGTAGATGGAGCAGCGTATCGTACCATGGGTTTTTTACCAGGCATATTATTTGGAACTATGGTTGTTTCTGCATGCCTAAATAACCCTGGGCCGATCTCCCAAATCTCTTCAACTCCAGGATCGAATACAGGGGAAGTGATCACAAACCTACTGCACCATCAAATGGAGCCACGAAAAATTTTGCCTGATGTTTAGCATTTGGAAAGTATTCTTTTATTCTTTCCTGCAATTTAGCGGGGCTATTTGTACGTTCACTAAGATGTCCGATGACCACTGTTTTGAGCCTATCAATGCCTAACGACTGGATAAACTCTAAGGCTTGCTGATTAGATAAATGTCCAAAATTACTGGCAATTCGATCTTTCAGATCCGTGGTGTAGTCTTCGTACGCTTTCAATAAATCATCATCATAATCACATTCCAGTAATAATGAGGTGCATGGTTTAAGAGCTTCTACCATACTTTTTGAGAAGCTTCCTGTATCGGTGACATATCCGAATACAGTATCTTTGTCCGTTAATATAAATCCAAACGCTTGTACTGCATCGTGTTTAGTTGAGAAAGGCTTTACCTTTATAGACCCGATTTGGATCTCTTGGGTATCACTTAGATCTTTAACTAAACAACGATTAAATATAGCTGGTTTTTTATTACGGACAAGAGGGCTTACGTATACTGGTACTTTTGTTTTGCGGTGTAATGCTCCGGCACTTTTAATGTGGTCTGAATGTTCATGCGTTATTAAAAGTGCGTCAAATGATAGGCGCTTGGTTTTTGTCAAGACCTGTTTAACGGGGATACCTGCATCAATTAAAATAAAAGTGTCGTCGTTGAAGATCAGTGTTGAATTACCGCTAGACGATGAACCTATAGATATTATTTGCACGTCGTATGTGTGTATTTCCTTGCGCTCTCCAACGGGGATTATGGTGTCTCCGGATGGCGCCTATTTGTCGCGCGGTCATTGCCAAGAATCGAATTAATATGTTTGAGGGCGTACAGCCCCATCCCGAGATTTCTTGGATAGATGTGGACCTGCTTGTATCATCATAATCCTTAAACGATGCTATAGCTGGATTCGTTTTCAAACTTCTCCAATTATTATCGGCTGTACGAAGTCCTACACTACTGGTCATAGGAAGGAAGTTTTGCATTCGTAACACATCTTTGATCTTTGTTGTTCTTGGATTCAATGGATCTTTACGCGCTTCTTGCACGAAGGCGGAGGAAAGTGCTGTACCGAGGACTGTAGCTTTGTGTCGTTGTCCTCTTTTAAACGACTGTTCTTTTTGAAGTTTTTTCTTCATACTCTTTTTTATATTTTAGGAATACTTTAATGTTTAATTCATCATGTCGCCATATGGAGTTTAGCCATTGGACGAAATCCTCATCTTTTAAATCATCTTTAGTTACAGCTCGGGCCGCAACATACTGGCCTTTAAATCTAAAGATCTTAGCGAACTCACTTCTTATACCAAAAAGCTGGTCTGGTGTAGCGAAGTCATTAGTAACAAGAACCACGAATTTACCTATATATGGAGAAAAATCTATCATGGTTCTATTATACTAATTTTTTAGCTCAAAGTCAAATTTGGATCTTTGGTGCGGTATATACCGCTAATAGAGGGTGTTTGTTAAGTAGATATTGCCCAAGTGTGTCCAAGGGTATCTCGATGGCTATATCTGGTGCTATACCGCTTGGTTGGGGTGAAGGAGTTTGTCCTTCTATTCTATACTCAACCCAAGTAACCTTGCCTTTTTGTATGTGTTCTTTTATTTGCTGTTGTTTTTTACTCAGGCTTGATTGTCCAGACTTGACTTCTAAAAATACAACCTCATCGTCTGTAAACACTACATAATCTATTGGCATTCCGATGAAATGGGCCTGTTTTGGATTATATGGAAAGTTCGCTAGGAACGGTGCCATTTGTTCGGCTATTTGTCCCGTTCGCACTTCCGAGGATTTTTTCTGCCCCAGAATTTTTATATTCTGGTCTTCGAGTTGTTGGATTTTGTTCGCTTGACGACGGGCTAGAAACGCTTGAACTATCAGTACTGCGAACAAAAGTAATATCAGGAATACCATTACTTAGAGCCCTTTCAATTTTTTTCTTTAGTAGTTTAATTTTTCGCATGGAGATTTTTTGTGGTGTTCCACTACGATCGGCTTCTCGTATACGAAGTAAATCAAAAATATATTCTTTGCCTACTTTACGTATGAGACGTCTAACCGATTTGTCGGTCATTCTAGGATCCGCATCAAACATGTGGTGTAAGATTAGATGGGATACCTTGTGAACTGTTTCCTTTGAAAAGTTCCAATATTTAAGATATGTTTTGGCGATCTTCGCTCCGTATATCTCGTGCTTAAAAAAGTGTATATCTCCGTTTGCATTACATTGTAGCGTTTGAGGCTTAGCAATGTCATGAAAAAGTATAGTCAATCGAAGATCCATTTCCGTAGGGCACGCATCTAACGCATACATAATATGGTCAAACACATTATTTACACCAGAACGTTTGCTCTGTATAACCGTTTTACACGCAGCTAATTCTGGAAGAATATACTCGAGAAGTCTTGTTTCTTGAAGATGTTTAAATACTGGACTGGGAGATGGAAGTGATAGGATTTGTTCTATTTCATGCCGTATAAGATCTGGCCCCATATGCTTTATAATTTGGGCTGTATCATATATATTGAACCAGGTTTCAACATTCAAATTAAAACCTAATTCACCGGCCAATCGGCACGCTTCAATCATTTTTATAGGGTTCCCTAAAAAGAGTTTATTAGGGGCTGTAATTATTTTATTTTTAATATCTACAACCCCATGAAATGGATCATAATAGGTATCAGTTAAAGGATTCAAATATATATTGTTAATCGTGAAATCGATAGGTTCGTTGAGTTCCTGGATATTAGTTATTAATCGTATTAGCAGGCTCTCAGTTTCTATCTCTGTGGAACTAGAATGTTTAATAGGTATTTCAAGTTTCTCAATTATATGAACCAGTTGTTGTTCTGATAATCTATTAATGACTATATGTTCTTTTTGATAAGGAATCCCCAAGAAGTGATTACGCAACGAAGGGCCTGTTCGAAATGTAACGCCTCCTGCTGCAGCAACCTCTAAATATAATTGTTTCATTGAGTTAGGACTATACCTTTTTGATAAAATTCGGGGGTTTGTTCGAAGGGAATAAACGTATATTCAGGAAATAAATCTCCATGTAAATTTTCACGATACTCCTCAACATACATTTCATAATCTATTTCTGCATTGTGTTTATAACGCCCGCGTACTTCGGCAATTAAATGTGATATACCTTGATCCAGTTTTCCTATATTAGTTTCCAGCTGTACATTGAATACTAATAGGCTACCTCCACCCCATGCTTTATTTGCATGTGCAGTGAAATAACTTATAAGATTTATATCTAATTCGCCGGCCGAAACTAATGTAACCTCTAAATTTGTTACTACCGCCTCTACATAGGGGCTTACATGAGTAAGTGTTTTATTGGTCGCAATTAATAGCATTCTGTGGAAGTTTGTATCAAAGGGTTTCTTTAGCCGTGCGTACACACTAGGCTCGGGCCTAAAAGAAAGGATATTCATATAGCATCGTCGGGCAATTTAGCTTTATGTGTAAGGGCTGGTTTTTGTACCAGGGCCCTGCTCTTTATCCAGGTATGTGCGTCACAGACTAGCATTATATGTGAGCTCAAGGGCTTGGCTTTTGGATCTGTTATAGTAGGTAATTTACAAAGCCCATTAGCACTGGTTGGAACACTCCGTTTAAAAAAATAGCAATTCCTACAACAACGGACTAATGTGAAATTTGTTCTTGGGTCATTCATAATCGGTTATTAACTTTCCTTGTAAGTGATCAAACTCATGTAACCAGATTCTGGCAAGTACATATTGAACATGTTGGGCCTCCATTTTGTTTGCTTCTTTATCCATGAAATTAATTACGATATGTTTAGGCCGTCTAATCTCACAAAACTTGCCCGGAACAGACATACAACCTTCACGTATAATGACTTGTTTATTAAAACTCTTTATAAGTGTAGGATTTATAAAGGGCATAATACCGACTTCCATTCTAATAACAAATATTGCTGGGGGAGGTTCGATACGATCAGTCCATATCTGATTTGAACTTAGGCCAACACAATGCTCATTAGATACACAGGTTTCTGCTAAATCGTTTACAAGACTTATTATGTCGTCTGTAATACTTAAAACGGGCACACATTTAGTTCGCAGCATCTTTAAATCATCTGGGTTTGTAACTACATTTATTTTTTTTACCATTATAAGTTCCTTATAATTTTGTGTCTAAAATACCACTGGTGTTTTAACAACTCAACGCGTTTATCGACGAAGTCAACTATGATCGGTTTCTTAGCGATTGTTCCGGATACGCGCATAAGTCGTCCAGCACTTTGTCTAACTTTTACTACACTTTTTATTGGTGCACATATAAATAAAACCTCAAGATTTGGTAAGTCTATACCAGTAGAGAACAGGGAGAAGGTAGATACCACCACTCTATGAGTTCCGTTTAACAGGCCCTTCATAACAGCTATACGATCCTTCTTCTTCATCGTACCAGTTAACATAACAGCGCCCGATATATTATTTTTTAGATACTCTACTTGCTCTTTCCTTTGACATAGAAGTACACACTGCTGTGTAGGGTAATTTTTCAACTCAGTAAGTATTAATGTGTTTCGTTCTACATCCTTTGACAAATCAGTTATCATCTCTCCATATTCAGAAGAGCTGAATAACGGAAAAAAATAATTCGTATCGATTACCTTGTTGGTTGGTTTTATAATAACTTTTCCAAGCGCAGAAACTGGTACTGAATGTCGTAAAGGGCCAGTAACCCAAAAAATAACTTTATCTAATCCATCCGATCTTTGAGGTGTGGCAGAAGCCCCGTATTTATACATAGCATTAATTGATGAAAGTGCTTTGTAATAAGTTTCTGCTGGCGATATGTGTACCTCATCACAAACAACTCCGGACCATTTATTGGCTAAATTCTTTGGGTCCATTGAGGTGATTGTTTGTAAAAGGGCAACCGTGATGTCTTTATATGTACGTACACCTTCTCCAATAAATCCAATATCGCTGCCTTGAAGATTTGTAAATTTTACTAGTGCCGCTCTAAACTGATGTGCTAATTCAATTGTGTTTACAAGAATTAGAAAAGGTTCTTGAAGATCGCAGATAAGTTTTATTAGCACCACTGTTTTACCCGATCCAGTCAGTGCCATTAATACACCGCTCTTATGTTTCTTCATTTCATTAACTGCGGTGTCTTGGTAGTCGTGCAGTGTCCCTGTGAAACAGGCTTTTATTTTTTTATTTTTTAAGAATCGTTTGTCTATAACGTTTGCTTGTGGGTAGGCTTGAATAAGAGAGTCTAAGATACCCGCTGGAACCATAAGTTTATCTGGGACTTCAGTATAATACTTTAACTTTTGTGGTACGCCCCACAAAGATTTATTCATTCGTGAGGCGATATCCCATTTAGGATTGATTAGGGTTAGCCCATTTTTTATACTTAGGGCCTCTCCATCCGTATACTCCTCAACTATAATTTCATTTGCTACTGTTAATTTCATCAATGACCTAAATAAAAAACTGTAACTTCTCTGGATATTTTATTGACCTCTGCACCCGCTAACTTCAAAAGAAGACGAACTTCATCAAATAACAGCGAGATTTTTTTATCCCGAACCTTATAACTTCCGGCTAATTGCAAATATACAAGCATCGAATCAGTAGCGATATGGCTGATTGAAATGCCTTGCTTAAGGCAAAATTTAAGACATGCTATGCATATCATATACTCAGCCTCGTTATTAGTTCTATTGCCAAATTGTATTGTTTCACGAGCTATCGTGGTGGTATCCTGCATCTCGAAAGGTGAGGGCCCTTCCACAATGAGGAACGTACCATAGGCCTGTCTTTTGTTCGGATCTTGATTATTTCGAGATCCTCCATCAACTAAAGCATATATCATGAATTCTTATACCATAAACCCTTGATATTATACTAAAAATTTCCTATAATACATTAAACCAAAACATAAACTATGACACTTACAAATGAACAAATGACCCTATTGGACCAAATTCTGGTACAGGGATACGCCGTTAAGATCATTCCGATCTTGGGCGGAAAAGCAGAAGTTACTTTCAATTCAATGACCGCGGGCGATCAACTAAATGTCGAATCCTATATGAAAAATATAGACGGAGCTCCTGCGTTTGTCGTACACACGTATTCGATTAAACTATTAGCGCAAGTATTAAAAGCATATCATTATATAGGTAAAGATGTAACATTGTTTAAAGATGCTAATGAAGCCGAAACTTTTATTAAAGGACGCCCATCAACTATTGTGGACGCCATGATATCGGCACAAGGAGCATTTGAAAAAGAATTAGGGCTGTTAGCACGTATGGAGAATTTAGAAGAAAATTTTACTCCGACCCCATCGCCCGTAGCCGAGCCAACTTAATACTTGATGGGGTTGATCTATCTGTTAAAACACCGCTACAAACGCGGCTCTTGCTATATGCAAAAATTAGAAATGAGAACATTGAATACTTACGCTATATTGTTCTTTTAAAAGCATTGTTATTAGATCGTACAAAAGCCAACAGCGTCACCGAGTTCAATGAAACGGTAGACCAATTAATGTCTTTGGAACAACTTAAACCAAAGAAGAAAAGACGTACGGCTGAAGAGGCGCAAGATCTAATTAAAGACTTTGAAAAACAGTTTCCAAAAATAAAAGAACAAAAGCTAAAGAACTTCAAGAGAGCTGACTAATGCCTGATGAAACTATAAATTATAAAGTTAATGTAGACACAAGTTCCTTAGCTGATCAACTACAGCAAATAAAAAATCAGGTTGATCAGGCTATGGCGACATATACTTTTAGTGCTACACGTCCCGACCCAGTCCCACTTGCATATGCTTTCCCTTCTGAACAACTTACTTCGCAGATAGCCGCTACTAGTTCAAATGCGGCTTCGGCGGCATTAGATACTGGCAGAGATTTGGGCCATGCTGTCGAAGCGCTAGACGCACATACCACAACGTTTGTGGATAGTGCACGGCTAGGATTTCAAAAATTTACTCATGACGTGCAAAATACAATGTTGATGACTCCGGTAGGGGCTAAACCACAATTTGCACAACAAATACCCGGCATGGCACCACCACAATTTCAAACTATGTCTGGAGCCCGTCTTGGATTTGAAGCGGTAACAGGATTTGGGTACGATACAAATTCTTCAATGACTCCTGGACGATATCAAAGAATGGCGAGAGAAGCATTCTCTGATCGCTCAATGGAAATGCTTTTAGGCGGGTTAGATTTTGCAGCGGGGGCAACAACTATCGGAGGATTCGCTGCGAGTATGTTGGGTATGACTGGAACCGCCGCAACGTTAGGAACTGCGGCAGCTTTACTTGCACCTCCGGCGCTTCTTGCGGGGGCTGGTATGGCGACTTTTGGTTATGATGTTAATGCAGCTCTTCGAGGACGAGCGTTTATGCGCGATGCGTCCCCAAGATTTTTAAGTGGTCCATTAACAGCACCCGAGTATTCGGCGCTTGGTACACAAATTGCTACAGCTGCCAGAGACCCTGAATTGATAGGTAAGGGTATTTCACAGGGCGAGGCAATGGCAGATATTCAAATGCTTACTCAAATGGGTGGCTACGATATGGTACGCAGCGCAGAAGACTTACGTAAAAGAATAAAAACAGATTTAAAAGATTTGACAGATGTGCAAAAAATTCTTGGAGTAACGAAAGAAGAGGCCGGACAAATTCTTATAGATACTAATCGTATGGGATTACGTCCTACTGAAAATTTTGCGGCGGGCATTCAAGCACAAGCGTATCAAGCTGGATATACGGGAGCCGAATTTAATCGGTTTGGTTTACAAGCTGCAGAGATGGCACGCGGCACAGGCATTATGATGGGCAGCGCATATCTGGGCGGACAGGATGCATTAGCTGATGTTCGCAATATGATGCGTACCGGGGCTATTCCACTTGAATTAATTAATCAGCTTGGTGGACAAGAAAATGCAGCGGCTACTATAAATCGTATGGGATCGAATTTTGGACTAAGTCCAACTGGGCTTACATACTTTGCTGCACGAGACTTACTTGGACCCAAGGCCGCTTCTATGGATCCGTTACAAACTATCACCGCGGCTACACAAAGAATTCAAAGCATTCCAGACTTTCTTAGTTTCCGTGGAGCACAGGCTCGAATGACTGGGCAAGTTGGGCCCGAAGCCTTATTCAATGCCGAGACTGCAATGTTCTTAAATGAATTTAAAATGCTACAACAGGCTACTCCCAACCTTAAACTTACTGAAGACACGTGGGCAGGTTTTATGCAGCAAAAAGGTGAGGCAGATCCAATCGCTAGGCTTCGTTTCTCCATGATTGGCGCAGCAGCGGGTGGAGCTGGAGCTAAACGAGCTGGCGGTGAAGATGCAGAACGTGCACGTTTATTAGACGAGAATCGTCCAGGACAGATTCAGCTATTAACCGATATAGCAAAAAATACATTGGCAAAAGCATTTCAAACAGAAGCCGTCGCAGAAGGTGCGACCGAAGTAGCAAACTGGTTTGATCGAACAATACGAACAGTTGAAAGGGCTGGGCAACGGGGTGATATACTCGGCGGCCTGCTAGATTCTGTTACTGGACAATCATCGGGACTAGGTGCATTTGCAAGAGCTATTGGATATGATTCTATAAACACACCAAAAGTTGCATATAATGAAAGGGCGGTTTTAGATGGGCTTCGTTCATTAGCCCCAGAAACACAAAAACGATTTTTTGGAAATACATTTGATCACATAACGGCTGCTTCCGGAATAATCGCACGTGATGTTCTTGATATAAAAACTACAGATATATGGGGAGTACAGGCCAAATTAGCTACAGTACCAGCTACGTCCACTGCAGGTGCGGGTGTATTACCTTATACAGACGGTAGCCCAGAAGAAAAATTTAAAGCAGCAATGAATGAATGGAAGGATTATGCTGAGACAGTAAAAATTGGAACCGCAAAAGGTGAGAATAGAATGGATGTCGAAGAAAAGAAAACTTTCGATAGAGCACGAGCTGTAATGGTGGCGACTGGCGATGATCCTGCCAAATTTGTAGCTGCAGTTCTGAATCCAGTTGGAGCAGCGGGACAAGAAACACGAAAATATTTGACCCCATTACGCGAGCTTACTCCAAAGGAATCTGTTGTTCAGGTAGCTGAGAAAGTTATAGCAGAATTTAATACTGCATTTGACAAAGCATTTCCATTAACAAAAGTTGCTCAAGAGAATCCTTGGTTATCCGCCAAAGTTAGTTCAACCAAAGAAGTTGATCTGTTAGAAGCAAGAAACCTGTTTAAAAAAATAGGGGCAGATGCAACTGAGGGGCAGTCGATGGCACAAGCAGTTCTCACTAAACGCGAAGCCCTTGGACCCACAGAGTTTAAAACACAGTTATTTAATGCCTCTGTTGGTATGGGCACAGTTTCCGAACGCGAAGATAGGGTTCAGCGTATAGTTGCCGATGTGGACAAATTTAGAGAAAGTAAAGAAGTAAAGCAACTTATGGCGACCGACGTATTGGCTAGATTATCGACAGAGGGGGCTAAGGACTATATTGTTGAAATGAGTAAAGCTATGGGTAAACCAATTTCAAAAGAAGAACTTTCCAATGCCGCCGGATTACAAAATGCGTTGTTAAAAGCGCCCGGCCAACTTCAAAAATTAGCAATTAATTATGCTGACGCCAGTACTTACATATCGACGAACAACACCACTAAAGATATAATGGATCAAAATCAAAAAACTTTACGAACAAATCTAGCCCAATCGGAAGTAGCTTTGTGGGAGACAGTTAAGGGAATAAATGCTGATCTTAGTACCGTAACAACTCAACAAATACAGGAAGCTAAAGATAAACTTATGGTTTCTAGTTTAGTAGCTATATCTAATACTATAAGAACTGGAACCCAAGGTACAGCAATGAACGTAAAAGTTATAAATAAAGACGATAAAGAATGATAACAAAGCGAATACATTGTACCGTATACTTGGAAGGTGTGAACGTAAATTTTAATTCGGTTCAGATTCAAGAGGGAATTGGAAATCCGCCAACAGCAACAGTTTCTTTTCCTGCTGATAGTGGGGCCCTAACTATATTGCCGAAAACCGTTATACATGTTTTCTATCGTGATGATGCTGGACAAGATGTTTTAATATTTATGGGCGAGCTTAGCGGTTCTGGAATTACATTCACACCAGATAAACGTGCGATCCAACTAACCTTTTCAGGATTTTCACAGAATTGGAACACTAACATTGTTATACCTATGGATCTTCAGGTACGTACCATGTTATCGAATGCATTATATGCTCAGATTACTCCCACACAAAGAGCTACATCTAATCCTATAGGAGTAGCTAAAAGTAATGTCTACGTTGGTACCCTAAAGAAAAAACCATTCGATGAAATTAAATCTTATATATCGTTTGCCGAATCATCGGGTAATCCATATAAAACACATCTAAATACAGATGGGACACTTGACACAGGATTATATCAGATTAATGACATACACTTGATCCCTGTTAATGAGCCTAAAGAAGCATTACGCGTAGAAATTGATACCATATTATTTGATGCAGGGGTTGCAGAAAATGCTCCTATAGAAGTAAAGCAAAGCGCACTTTTAAATCCCACTACAAATGAAAAAGTGGCCGCGGCTATATATAAGCATAAGGGTTTACAAGCATGGTCCACAAGGAATACCGTAGCCGCAAGATATTATAAAGACAATCCTGCTATATTGGAGAATACCACAACAGCACAAGAAGTAGAAGCTTCAATGATGGCACAGTCTTCGGATGCCGACAATAAAATTAATACAACAGTGATAAACTTTATGAATATTACTGGAGCGAGTTTTATTACCCCTATACTAAACGAATTGATTAAAGGTAAAAGCTTGGTCCAAGTATTTACTTCGTTAGTGGACACCTTCAGTACGAATTTTAAGGGGGTTTATTGGTCCATGTTGTCTAAGGCTTTTGATTTTAAAAACATGGTAAAAATCGTCGATCACCCAGGAAATACACAGATTGAGTCGCTTATTAAACATCAAGCCGTTATGCAATATATTAATTCCTTAGCTATGGGTGTTCTTCCTGATAATAGTATAAGTGTTATGCTTAATACTATATTAAATGCTGCTGGATTTGATTATTGTGAAATTGCGGCGCCAACAGATTTAGGTGGAGTACGTGCACATATCTTAATCAAACCAAAAACACACTTCTTTCCACCATTAAAGCACAATCTGGTAGTAGATGATAACATTGCGCAACTCTCTTTTACAAGGGCGTTTGATAATGAGCCTACAAGAATGTTGACGCAAACACTTCCATTTATGACAACAGATACGTCAGAGTTTGAAAAAAATATAATGGGTGTAATGATTCCGGGTGAGGTGAACGTACCCACAGGTATAAAAGCTACGATAGATGGGCCTGAAGATTACGCCAATCTAAAGATGTTTGGATTAAGCCAAGAGGAGCAGTGTCGGGGTGTTGTATTAATTTCTAAAGAAGATCATACAGCAATAGAAAATGCTTTTCTTACCGCCTCTTTAAATGATAATGGAAAGCCCGAGATTGCTACAATCGAACAATCAAACATTGGCGGGGCGTCCTCGACGAGAGTTAAGCGTACAGATTCCAAAGCGTTTCACGATACTATAGCCGGTCCTCCTGAGCCTAGTGCCTCTTTCGCTGTTCGAAAATACTGGATTAATATGGCATCCTCACAATTTTATGACCGTCGTCATGCTGCTCGTGCGATGCAGGTCAATTCTCCTTTTAGTCCTTATCGCATGGTGGGGTTTCCTGGAGTCATAATAAGCAAATATTTTCCTAAAGATACTCCTGCCATGTTAGGAATGCTGGCATCTATTACATCTAATATTTCAGCGGACGGGGATGCTTCACAAGCATTATCTTTCACTCATTGTAGATTTGTAGATGGCCAAACGGGAACCACAGCACGACTTGGATTCTTGGATGATGATACAACAAATCTTATATCATGGTATTCCGATTATGCCAATAGAAATAGTGTTAATAAGTTCTACGAGCAATTTACAGGAGATTCAAAATCCGCTGTGATTGATGAAGGGGCGGAAAATGAAGATGTGGCGATTTATCGCGGAGTGAAAAATATTATTTACGATCTAAATAAGAATTTATCTGGTAAAGATATGGGGTCTATTCAAGCATATATACTTAATAAAACAAAAAGAAAATTAGTATCCAGAGAAACAATTGATGCGTTATATCCAAGTGATCCAAAAAAATTACGTACTTTAGTAAATAGTCCAAAAATTGTATATCAAGATTCCGAAATCTTTCCGTATGTAAAAGAACGTAGAGAACGCGTATTAGCAGTTTTTGATGTAGTTAAGAAAGGGCAATAAAAATGGCAGATTTACCAGTAAAAGGATCTATAGCAGCCGCATCATCGAAGGAATTTTTTCGAGATATTAATAGTTCTACTCTCGGTGGACAATATGTTGCTTTTAATATGGGACTTCCCCAACTCAGATTCCCGAGTGCAACAGATTTAGGACTTGTAGCTCCAGGCGCTTTAAGTATAAATAATCAGTATGATTTATTTCCTTTTAAAGATAATAGCCTAGCCCTTACTGAAATTGAAGTTCCAACTACTATAATGATTCTTGATAAGAAGACCAGTAATATACAACTACAAACTAATAGGTTTATTTTGCAATCCATTTCAAAGCCCGAACAAGAAAGATTTCAAATCATCGAAACATTTGGTGAACCCTCCGTATATTTCTATGATCAGCGCACACGTGTATATACCCTACAGGGGATGCTATTAGATTCTGAAGATCCAAAACAAATAGAAAATCAAGGAGGATCTTTGAGTGCGGACAAGGCCAAAGGAAAATATTATTGGGCAACGGCGTTTCAAGCTTTCTACGATGATTATTTACGAGGAACTAAATTAAAAGATTCTAATAGTATCGCGGCCTTATTTGTAGACAATAATTTTATAAAAGGTTATCCTATACAGCTTGTACTGGGCAAATCTTCTGGAGATACTGCACATGTTGTGACGTTTCAAATGACTTGGGTTATTGAAAGTGAGACGTTGCTATCGCGCAGAAAAGCAGAGTGGTTATTTAAACAAGGCCGAGTTAATAAAGAAACAGTCGCCGCTATCAATGCTTATTTTGATGCACTTAACACATATAATCTTGCCTACGTTGATTGGAACCGGGAAGCCACACCGGTTGGAAGTGTCACCGCACTATCGACAAAAAAAGATGCTGCGGAGACAGCAGTTATACAGGCATTAAAAGCTGTTAAAGCGGCGCTTGATAAAGCTGCTGGACAGTCCAGCAAGTAATTGATTTTTGCCTATAAATTAACTATAATAACATCATGGATGAGAAATCACAAGAATTGGATTTGTGGAAAAAATGGAAAAAAACCGGCGATAAAAGTTATATGAACTCGCTAATCGTTTCCTTGGATCCTTATCTTCAATCACATGTAAATAAATTTTCCCATGCCCCGATACCAAGATCAGCTTTAGAAAGTCAAGCAAAGCTTTTGGCTCTAAAAGCATTGCAAACGTATGATCCAAAACGAGGTACACAGATTAATACACATCTCGGACATGAATTAAAACATTTAAATCGCTACGTCATTGATTTTCAGAACGTCGGAAAAATACCTGAGAACAGGGGTATTGCTATATCCAAATTTCAAAATATTAAATCTAATCTTACAGAAGATTTCAACCGAGAGCCAACAGTTATTGAATTGGCAGATACGCTTCAATGGTCCCCAGCTGAAGTGGAACGTATGCAGAATGAGCTGAGAAGTGATATTCTCATTGCCCAGGGAAAAGAAGAAGCGTTTTTTGATACTGCATATAATTTATCTGACCGTCCCAAAGATATAGTAGAATTTGTATACTATCAATCATCTCCAGATGAGAAAAAAGTATTGGAATATACCTTTGGTTTAGGTGGAAACCCTAAACTTTCAGTAGTTGATATTGCAGCAAAATTAAATAAGACACCCGCAGAAATACGTACAATGGCAAAACAACTGGCAAAAACTATAAACGACGCATCAGCCCAATATTAAAAATGGATCCTTGTACTATAACTAAAGCTGCTCGAGAACAACAAAAGTTGTTAGGTGCGGACGTCACAAGTCTGGATCAGAAGCTAGATTTATTGGCTAAACAAGCTAATAAAAATATGGGTATGCTAGGTATGCCTCCAGCTATACGCACCCTACTAAATGATTTTACAGACGTAGTAAACTCTACAATGACTGGAGCCCTGTCCTCTATAACCGAAGCAATTGCCGCAAAGATAGGACAGGCGGTCCAAGTAACTGGAGCTTTGGTCGCACTTATTGCCATGGTTGCTTCCGCCGGTAATCAGGTACAACTGCTTTTGATATCACAATTACGGCGAGAGTTGACAGTGCGTATTTTAATATATCAATTATTGTTATATCATTATAGGAACATACTCAAAACATTAAATTTATTAAAATCTCCTCAGAGTACAACCTATAAAAAACTTTTGGCGGCACTACCATATGTGCGTAGAGCAGAATCACGGCTATCTAGAATTGTGTTGGCGGAATCTGCTGGAGGAATACCGGCACAAATTAGTTATAGAACATTACAAGCAGCTTTTATCAATCTAGAACAAGCCTCTAAAATTTTAAGTTTTGATGGTAGTCAAGGGGGTAAAGCGTTAGGACGTGCACTTAGCGACCCGTTAAATATATCTAAACAAAAATGGGATTATATTGCACAAACTATAGCCAAGGATGTGTTCTTTAAATCAATAGCACAATCTTTGTCATATATAGAATATCTTACTTGGAACTATATGCGTATAGCAACGTTATTGCCTATACCTTTTGAAGCGGTAGATTCTATTTTTCAGCCTAACAATTATACCGAACAATGGTTAAAAAATAATGGGGTTACAGATGTAAAAGTTCAACGCTTTAGTAGGACTGAAGAAGATGCCCTATTAGCAACCTACAGAGAAGGTCTAATACAACGAGAAAACGAAACATTTTTAAATACTACTGCTCAAGTAATTCTGGGAGTGGATTTATTAAAAGGAATTATTCCCACCAATATTGTAATAAATAGTTTGCTTGAGACTATAACAAATTTTCCTGATTTTAAATTGAATTTGGAAAAAGCAACATCGACGTTAATTACTACACTGATTCCTTTATTAGATACAGTGACTGGTATACGTCAGGGTATGGAAGATTCTTTAAGTCAACAAGATAGTGACATAGTATTGGCTGGAAAAGAAGGTATTTGGTTAACCAAATTAAACACAATTATATTATTAAAAGATGGTATACTGCCGATTTTTGAGGGTCAATTTCGAATGTTACAAGATCAACAAACCATTGATGCTCTTATTACTTATATTGACGAACATGCCGGAGAATTTGTAATTGCAGATAGAATACCAAAAATAATTGTACAGAGCTTGCAGATATTGCGAGCGCCTTTTAGTGCACGTAGTTTAGAAGAATCTATAATATACACTACGGCTATAATCAAACAACTAGATCGTGGAATGCGTATTGATCGTTCGCTACTGCACAAGACGATGCTTATATCGGAACCTTTACAACAATTTTCACAGCTATTAAAAGTTGCCTCAAAATTACCTCCGCCGATATCAAGCATAGCTAATGCCTTATCTACTGGACAAGCGCAGGCTGTACTGGGATTTATTGCGGGAATAACTTTAGGTACAATAGATAGTATTAAAGAACTATTTGATCCATCATGTCCAGAAGTTACTACTACAGAAGATGTGTCCATCAATACCAATGACAAATTAAATGATACCCAAGATGAATATTTTGGCATCGGCGGGGGAGAGACTACGGCTATAAAATGAGAACTTTACAAGTATATGAACCTGATAGTATAACCGGTGTTTTGGTGATGCGCTTCCCAAAAAACAGACCTTCATCAGTAACTGGTGTCCAAACCTTGTTGCAAAACATTGTCCTTTATTTAAGGACAAAGCCTGGATCAGATGCCTTTTCTACTGATCGCGGATCTATTTTAGGAGATAGTCGTGCTTTATCCAAGGTTCTAAATAACCAAACACAGCTAAAGGTATTGATATCTGACTCAATCCAACGCTGTCAATCTTATATTATTGATCAACAAACAAAACAACGAGAACGTGGACAAATATTAGCTCCAGATGAAACACTTAATAAACTTGAGATAAATAATATTTATCAAGGGGCAGATATCACTTCCATATTTGTAGAAATTTTAGTATATACAGATGGTAACAAACAATATTTCCTAACGGTGTAAAATGAATATAAAAGAATATATTATTGATAGACTTAATTCCTACGATCCCACTTTAGATACCAGCGATAATTCGGCGCTTGTGGATTTATTAGTTAATCCAGGTTCTGCAATGCTGGATCCGGTTATTTCCCAACTAAACTATTTATTAGACAATCTAGGACTAACAAGTCCAGATAATATAAGTGATAGTGAATTAGATGCTATAGCTAAAAATTTTCTAAAGGCCAGGAAGTTGGGAGCTCAAGCTGTTGGTACTGTAGAATTATTTTATAATAATCCTATTGATTTAGATATACCGGCGGGAACAACCTTTACTAGTTCTACTGGAACTGTGTTCGTCACCAAACAAGCAATACATATACCGCTATCTGCTATGGCAGGAAATACATGGAACTTTCCAAGATACTCAACAGGAAATATTCCGGTTGTTGCTCAAGAATTTGGTCTTATAAGTTCTATTGCCCCAAACAATATAAAAACTACAAATTTAGTTCCTGCCCCAGCATTAGTTACCAATCCCTCAGCATTTACTGGTGGGGTAGACCAAGAAAATAATGTTAATTTTATTTCCAGAATCATTGAAGAGGTTCTTACCGCAGCATTAGGAAGTGCAGCAAGTATAAAAACTAATCTTAGTCCAGCTTATCCATCCATTAAAGAAATTAAAACACGTGGAATGAATGATTTGGAGATGCTTAGAGATCTGGTATACTCTGGAATACAGGTTTATTTAAATTATTATGTCGTCGATTTTTACGGTAAATTTTCAGGCATCGGCGATCTTCCATTTCCACAAAGTATAGCTTATTGGAATGTATTTTTTGATGATCCTACAACTACAGGATTAATTCCAGACTTACCACCCGTGGCCGAATTTTTTGATGAGTTTACTACAACTCAGTATGGTGGAATTTATAAGTTAAATGATGCCCTTAAAACTACGATACAAACCCTTACAATATTAAAAGACGATTTTCAAGCAACCACGCTTGATTCGGCATGGGATCTATCTGATGCGATGACTGGTAACGGGGGACTCAAGGATCCAGATGAAATTGCGTTAACAACAATTAGTGGTTCTCAGATGCTTCGTGTCGGTCACCAACTTTCTATTAGCGAAGCTGACCAATTTAACATTGTATCTATTACACAACAACAGTTATACAATGCTTTGAATAGGTTAATGAGTGTTGATGTGTTAGGACAAGATATTGTACAAAACTGGTTAGCAAAGTTTGGTATTACGGGTAAATGGCAGATCCTTTCCTATGTACATTTATTACAAGTCTTGGCTGCCAACCCAGTAAATGAAAGTACAGTTACTGCTCAAGAACGTATACTATGGGAGTTAATATTAGATTTAGCAAATGCTGGTCGTATTGAAGTCTCCCATAATTTTTATCCAGTTGTTAAACGTTGGCTCGCTAAACACCACGGTATCACAGTGACTGGACGATTTATGACCGATGATACGATTACCACCGACAGCACATTATCTTATGTTACAGTTTTACGTGATGAAACTTCTATAGATCCAACCAATGGGTATGGTTTTGCATGGATGATTAATGATGCTGCCAATAGTATCTTCAATGTTTACCTGGTCGATAATAGTCCTATGGCTAATGATTTATTTGTGAGCCCAACATTCATTGTTCAGCCTCAGGGCGAAAACCCATTTAAAGCCGCGGCACAAATAGATATAAAGGCGAATAAGCTATATAGATATAAATTGGTTATAGGTACCGATTACGCCATGTCATTGAAGATATGGCTGGACGGTGCGGCGGAACCAGGATCTCCACAACTTACAGCAGGAGCTCCTCTTAATGTTTCTGCCACTGGTACACACATAGGTTTCGGTGTGATGGGAACCCATAATGCGCGTTGGTTTTATGATGATCTGTTAGTAGAAAATAGTGCGGGCGTACATACTGCGGCACTATATAGGTTGAAAGCAGACCCCGCGTTATTTCCAAACGGAACTTATTCTAGAGTTAATCATTATGGGTATGGATATGATTCTGCGACCTACGGTTTAAGCGCATTTATTAAATCATTCAATGGAAGTGCTTGGATATGGACACTTATTGGTACTAATACAAGTACAAATGTAAGTGATAAAACTAGTACCAAAGTATTATATGAATTTACCATGGGTAGTACGTATAGAGATACTGACAATTTTATCGATGTTTTAGTAACGTCTACGACCGCACAACAAACTATTACAGAAGTAAGTTCGTACTATGTAAGTTTAGAAACAGGTATTCCATCAGGCGTTCATACGGGTGGATGTGCAGATATTTATATAAACGATCCTGCTTCGATATTAGTAGCTGAACAAACTGTGAATAATGTGACGGGCAATTTATCGCTCGATGTGTCCAATGGATTTGTGGGGCCATTACACAGCATAGTAGATGTACAAACAGCGTTGGTAGGTGATTCTTTAATACAGAATGAAGACTGGACATTGATCACAACTAATCCAGCTACAGCATTTTCTACTTTAGAATTTCCATATCTTGCATTTACCCCAAGCTTAATTAATACTAAGGTAAAGGTTATATACAGATATTATGCCTATGGCGCAGATGTCCAAACAAGAATAACTTCTGATGACTATCGTTATTCAGGAACAAGTAACCTGGCAAAAATAATGCCTCCAGTTATAGTACGTATAAACAGTTTAAATTATCGTGGACCTATTTCAGTGGCCCAAGTACAAACTGCTATATCAAACTATGTTAATAATAGTAGTACAAGAATTACGCGCGATGAGGTTGTAACCGCAGTATATTCGGCAGGGATAACTTTCGTGGATCTTGCCACATTGGATATTGAGACTATCACGACTAACTATAAACGGATAACCTCCGATCCTGCACAACTTGTTGGTGAATATATTAAACCAGATTTAGCTGGCTTTTTTACGGATACATATGATATGAATGGAGTTATTAAGTTATAATGATCCCGCAAATTACAAGACTTTGGGATTATGTTGGAACAGCCTGGGATAGTTTTGAGAACAAAGATGTAATAGAAACATTTTGGCTTGCTCTCCTAAGTGGTCATCAACATATAATGGAATACACTGGAAATGTACAATTCAGTCGTACAATAGACATGATGTATCCTACATATGACTATGGCCCAGAAAATTATATGATTGTGTATTCGGGAGCAATAGAGGATCTAACTGTGGGACCTATAAAAACTACTGTGGAGCAGGTGCTTAATGGTGGTTTTGAAATTAGTACTTCTGGTTGGTCTTATAACGCTGCTGCATCTCCGTTCTCAAGATCTAATACAGTAGTACATGGTGGATCGTGGGCTTTAAAGATACCAGGTACACAGAGAAGTAATGATGCAACTTATGTATTTGGTGGAACTCAGCGCGGATCTTCTACATTAACGGCGTGGGTATATATAGCATCTGGTTATCTGAGTACGGATTTTGGTTCAGTAGGCATGGCGGTTCAAGGACCTATTAAAAAATCTTTTCCAAAAGGAACAAAGGAAACTCCACTAGCTACAGATTTTTGGTATACCGCCACTATGGCGAGCGTACTTGCAAACCTGAGTATTCCTGGATGGCAAAAATTAACCATGCATATTCAAGCGGGTAATATTACACAAATACAAATAGTTAATACTACCAACAAAGATATTTATTTAGATGACGTATCATTTAAAACGTTGGCTTTATTTGAATACCCACTTCCTGATTTTACATATTCGGTGCCAACATTAACCTATAAATATACTTATAATGGAGTAGTTTATAGTGGGATTTATACACAAGACGTTGATTATGTTATGTCTGCCGAATTAAATTCTTTGGCATGGGTAGGTAGTGGAATAGTTCCAGACCAACGTTTTACTAATAAAGGTGTATTGATGTCCACGGCCGACCATGTGTATCGAATTAATCCGGTACTTGGGCATGTATGGGCTAAACAATGTGGGTTTAATATACCATCCATGTATTCACAATACCGGGCCTATGGACAAGATAAATATACGCATTTAAAACAATTTATTTGGTCACTTGATTATTATCAAAATCAAGCACCCAATATCACCACATTAAAAAATGCTTATGGCGTCGCTAGAGGATTGCCCTTTGCATATGAATCTGGGTTAATGAGCTATTCTCTTATTAGCGGTCTCTATACCACCTCAATCGGTGGATACTCACATATTTTTCCTTCTGGAGTAATGCCACTGGCTTCGGGATACTACAATAAATTTTCTGTACTTGTCAGTGGATTAGATTTATATGATTATACCACGAACCCAGCATTAATTGATAGCTATACAAATGTATATACACGTAGATCAACGCTAGTTTACAAAGTTAGCCCCACTTTATCGGGGATATCCTTTTCACAGGATTTTCTGGATTCTTATACGGCAAAGATAATGCCAGAACAAATACAATATTTAATAAAATAATGGATAAATCATGGAACGAGTAATAGTAAATGAAGGTACAAAAGTTGATCTGTTCAATCTGTTCGAAGATTTACAGAACTATACAGCAAGCAACTTTAATAGACTAGTCGGTCTTTTTATAGAGAGCTACGGTATTAATGCTAGTACGTTGGAGAATGGGCAAATATACCCATCTGATAACTCTCTACAAGTTACCGCATCAGCGGGCACATTTGTAAATGTGGCGGTTGGAGAGGCTATTACTTCGGGATTACATTATATAGGAATCACTACTCCTACAACAGTATCGCTTGTAGGCTTAGGTATTGGTATACATACATTGTATATGCGGCATCAATATACATATGGCAATCCTGTTAATGTAATGAGTGGTTTCGCAATCGGTCTTGTCGGAGGATCACAGAAAAATTCTCGTACACACGATTCTTATGCGTTTGTTTGGGATACAAGTCCCGCAGTTAGTGGAGTTATATTAGCACAAGTAAATGTTTTAGATGGTGCATATAACCACACCGTCACGGCAGATTATCGTTGGACTAATGTATTTAAACTTGCCGCTAACGCTATGCCAGGATGGGATATAGTTAGAAAAAATTATCCGGGTGTACAAACAATGGCGTCCGGTATTCAAGCTGCATCCTATATGGTCAAGAGTACCTTAACTCCTAGCAATTCTTTTTTTCTGACTACAGGTAGCGGAATTAATACTTTAACAGGGTCAGAGGCCACCTCATTAAAAGCTTTAAGTCATATCCAAAATACAGATACATATACTACAGCGTCTGGTTTTTGGGTAGGCGGCGGTCCAGGTGTAGGGGCACTTGTTCTAACTGTGGCTGATGATCCTATGATGCCATTAAATCTTCGTATAACAGATATATCTCCTGTTACGTTAAGTAACTATCGACAACCCGGATACGAAACAAAGCTTGCATTACCAGTTGCTCAAGGGATAATTTCCCATGACGCTGCATTCACGATCAGATGGAACTGGGATAATGTATTGATTAATAGTTTTGATGGTACTAATATTATGACAGTTGTATTAAATCCTGGTCCTATTCATAGTGTAGTTGTTAATGCATTAATAGGATATCATTTTTGGCACCCTGCAAACTTTGATTATGTAGTAACGGCTAATACGGCAAGTGTATTACAGGTTGCGGGATCCAATATATACACCACACAATTAACGGTACAACCATACAAGCATACTACTAATATAAACACATTAGGACTTTTATTTTCTGGATCCCCCACAGCGGGATGTATACATAGTAACGCTATTCATTATGAAATAAATACACAAGTTTTTGCAGTACATCAAATGACTGTGCGAGAAGAACGCTATGAAAGTACTATAGTTGGAATAGATATTCCAGATAGTTTAATAACTAAAGAAAATTACTACTTAGGAGAATCAATAGGAATAAATATACGTGCACGAACTATGAATAAAGTGTCTGGATGGCAAACTTTGCTTGGGGGCTCGTTCACAAAACCTTCGCCATGGAAATCTCCGGTGTACTATGAATTTCCAACGCTTGTACAAATCCCGGATATCTCTTCAGTTGGGGCCTCGGTCTCTGCTTCAGCAACTACGGCTGGATTCGTAGTGAATATAAATGGATGGACTTTAGCCACTGCGTTTGAATTGGTGTGGTCTACTGATGCTAATAGTACGGATTTTACTAATACAAGAGCTTTCCGCACGGTAAGTTCTTCTAGAACAATAGATATTAGTACCACTGATTCAGCAAAATATTATATAAAAGTTCGACCACTCATTTCTGGACAGGCGGTTGCTGATCCTTTATCGGTAAATGTCACATCAGGGGCTGGAGGAATGGGAGTTATAATATATTCATTTGGCCCAGTACGTTCACATTTAAGAAGCTATTCCGGAACCCTTGGAGGATTGGCTACCGGAAGTTATGGATATTCTTGGACCGTTTCTGGCCTGGCAAGTCCCGCTGGAACTTCCTATTCTGGAGTGCTTAGTGATTTTCCAACTATAGAGGGGGAAATTTTAACAGTAGGCAATAATGATTATACAATAGATTATATGATCCCAGACTGGCCGGGCAATGGACCTGCTGCTAATTCTCTTGTATTATTAGATTCCACAGGTGCCCAAGTATCGACTGGGCTGGCTGGACAAGCTTTTACAATAGGTGTATCAAAATTTGCACGAGAACTAATAACATGGACAGGCCCAGACTTTGACTTTACAATAACACAAATTGAGGTTTCTCAATATGGCAGACCCGGATATAGTTTATATCCTGTAGCTCCCGTTGTACGAGTATATCCTCTAGCAATGGAATCGGATGCGGATTCGGTTATATGTAGCACAAGTGGACAAATTAAATATACACAGCCTGCAGACATTTTTATAACTCAAATTAATGGAAATCGTATAGTACGTATTGATGCTTATGACCCTAGTGGAGTAGCGGGTGCAAATAAAATGGGCTTAGTCGCCGATATCACATTAACTTATATGAAAGCTGTAACACATACAAATATTACTAAAGATTTTGTAAGCTAATTTATGCTAAATAATTTATCCATAGCGCAACCTAATATAGATAGACTGACCATACTTAATTCAGGTACGATCACTCTTATAGAAGATTTATATAGAGATGAGTTTGTATTAGATCGAAGTCGAGTTAAAGTAACTGTTGCTTCAGTACAGGTATCTGGAGTTATTAGTAGACTATATTATGAAATATATGGTGGGGATTTAAAGGCTGATAATGTTATAACATTTATTACGGCTCCTTCTGGCACCGAACTAATTGAAATAGCCGGTACGAAATATAGATTTGCTAACAGTCTCTCTGGTATAAATGATGTGCCAAGAAAGAATACAGCTTTAGGAAATGCAGTAGCTTTATACCGCGTATTAAATATTGCTGGTTTATCTGGAGCTGATTATTATTCAGGACAAAATGCAAACATATATGTATCGGGGTTATTAGCTGATAATCCGTTGTATATTCAGGTGCGCGTATCCGGTATAATTGGAAACACTTATACTATACGTAGACAAGCTTCATCTAGTGCAATAAAAATATATAATTGGAAATTTACTAAGGGTATGGTACAGGACCTAACAGATGCGATACAATATGGATACGTTGCATATTCTGGGGTTAACGGAACTACCTATTTACCCGAAGTACCATCTTCCGATTATGGCAATATATACTATGTGCGCTTATATTTTGCTAATAATAGTGGATTACAAGCCTTAAATACTGCGCAACAATTATCGGACTATTGGTTATATACCCCGACATTTTATGGGCGTACCTCATTACCTTATTATGCCGAAGTATCTGGACTTATAGGATCAGACTTAGTAGGAGGAAAAATTCCATCTATAGGAGAACTATCATTAAATTGGCGTGATATGATAGCATTCTCTGGAATTACGGCTATGTTAGCTTCGCCAACTACTTCGGGAACACCCACCCAGTCTACTGACTATTATGATATGATAGAGTTGGGACAAAAATTTCATTACATAGTATTTGTATTCAAATCTGCTGCGGGCTCGTCCCCACAACGAAGCTGGCCAAGACCTCAGGATAATAATGGTACTTGGTATTATGCTGGCCGTACGGAAAAAATTTTTACTAAAGTAATCATGCCTTTTGGAACTACGTATTCTGTTTGGGTAGGTTTTGGAAATGCTGGTACACTACAAACATCAGGACTTCCTTTTGATGTTGTTCATCCACAGATATACCTGGAATAACTATGGCATATTTATTAAAACGAACCGCCGATAGTGTAGTATATGGAACAAAAATAAAAAACGGCTCGCTTGTTGTAGGTGCCTATGTTGTTCTATATAACTCTACTACCTCCGCACTTCTCGGACAAACTACAACCGATCAGTATGGTCGCTGGTCATTTATTTTAAATACTATTTCTCCCACACCAGGAACATACGAAGTACGTTTCTATGGTTCTGGATTAACCTCTTCTCTTCCTCCCGCAGGTGACTGGGAATTCGTCGAAGTCATTGATCTCTCGGCAGTTACAGCTTCTGCAATAACCTATCGTGGAATATGGAATGTTTCAAAACAATACTACGGTACATCTACATATCATGAAGCTGTAAAAGCTCCCGATGGTAAATATTACTATTCAATAGCTAACAGTTTAGGTGTATCCCCTCCCAATGCTACTTATTGGACATATTTTTCTGACCAATTTTCATCTGTAGCTACCGACCTTCTCCTCGCGCAAGATGTAGCTGTAGGACGAACTATAACTCTTGGTACAGCATTAGACGATGGTGGCGCTGGTGGGATATTGAAAACTGCTGGTGTGGGGACGTTGTATACAGGTACTGGAGGATTTTATGTTAAAGGTTCGGGACTTAGCGAACTTCGAATAGGGACGGTGAATGGTAGCTCAGCTTTGATCAGCGGTATTCTATGGGACGGCCCAAACGGTGTATTTGAAATTCGCTCGAAGAATTTTGTAGTAGATCGTTTTGGAAATGTAATATTGAGTGGTACTATAACGGCGGCGTCTGGCATAATTGGTGGTTGGAATATAGGCCCTACTTATTTATATAGTAATGTAGGAGCAGGTGCTGGACTAGCTCCAAAAGAGTATCCTTTTTTTGGCGGTGCTCTATATGCTTCACGTGCAACTGCTCCATTTAGAGTTGATACTTCAGGGAATATGTGGGCTACGGCCGGATATATTGGGGGAAATAGTACTAGTGATGGTTGGCAAATTACTACCGGATCATTAAGTACAGGGGATATACTTATAGTGGACGAGTACTTTCAAGTTAGTGCTGCCCTTAAACGTTTCGGAGTTGGGCCTTTCTATGCAGGCATGTTTACTCACTATAGTGGTAGTGGTCGAGATGCTAGATCGGGAGTTCTTGGAACCACTTCAGAAAACGTTCCAGCAATTTATGTATCTGCCAATGTTGAACCCCCAATTATAGATTTTGACACCATTGCTTTTTATGTAGATCAGTATGGTGGAATGAAGGCATCGCACATTGATCTACTGCAAACTGCCTACTCCACCACACTAATATCTAATAACTTATTAAATACAGTAATTAAAAAAGATATTATTGTAGGAGATATAATACCACGAAGCTTTAATACTTTAGGTAGTGGAACTGCTTTGGGTTTTGATACACTAACTGGATACTGGAAACCGTTCACATACACTAAGGCTATAAGACAAAAAATTGATGTGTTCCCAGATATATATCAGAGTACTTTAAGTGGCTGTCTTAGTACTTATGGAACTGTTAATCTTACTACATCCTTTCCTATATATGCTACTGATGCGGTGATGGTGTTTGATCGTAACGATTCGACTGGATATAAAGGACTATCGTTACGCGGACAAAACCGAATTAACAGTACAGGGTTTTTAACAGGCGGTAACTCTCTACTTAATTTATACCAACTAAGTAATGAAGATGCAGCAACACAAACCGTAGAAATTTTTCATAGCCTCTCAGGTATCACAAGTGAAGTACAAAAAACACTTTTTATTAGTTCCACTGGCTACGGAGATAATAGAACCATATACGTGATGGCGGACTCGCGCGTTGAAAAACCCAATGCTATACATGCAGCGCGCGGTGTATCGGCAGAAGCATATTCCAATGCCAGTGGTTTGGCTTATGGTGTACAAGGATATGCGTATGGCAACGGAGGCACAAGCCGTGCTGTTGGTATTGTTGGTTATGCATCTGGTGGGGGAACTGGTGGAACATACGCCGGTTTATTTGATAATGCCCCGGTACAATTTAGATCGTACGAAGAGCTATGGGAAATCGCAGCTCCGGGAACGCCTGCTACTGGAACAGGATTTCTTTACCCAAAAGCAAACCATCTTTTATATTGGAAGAGTCAAGCCGGTATTGAGTATGATTTGACTGGAGCAACTACAGGCTCTGGAATAACAAGTTTAAACGAACTCACTACCAGTACTCAAAATTTTGTACCCGGTACAGCGGGATCCACTTTTAATATATCCTCTGCAGCCAGTACGCACACATTTAATATTCCGAATGCGGCGCTTTCGGCTAGTGGGTTAGTTACTACAAGTGCCCAGACGTTTGCAGGAGACAAAACCCTTCGAAATTTTTTAATCTTCGATACCTCTAATATTGCTCCTCCAAGTGGAAGTACTCGGTCACTTGGTACTCGAGCTGTTCTATATTCACAAGTTGGTGGCGGTAATGCAGACTATGCGATAGGAATAGATAATGGATCATTTTGGCTTAGTCTTCCACTTCCTGACTCTGGATATTCATATCAATGGTATGGTGGTACAACAAAAGTAATGACTCTCGACGCGACTGGGGTATTAGCAATACTTGCTTCTGGAGTTAGTACGAATATTAGTAATTTTATTGAACTCAATGAAATTATCGCCCCCATTTCTCCTGGTGCTAGTAAAGGAAGATTATATGAAAAAACAGATAGACGACTTTACTTTAAAAACGCAACAGGAACAGAGTATGATTTAACTTCATCGGGCATAACCGCATTAAATGGTTTAACAGACCCTGGACAAACATTAGCTACTG